TGTTACGGTTACAGTAACCTCGGGGTCTACCCCAGGCGCTAACGGAACTTTACAATTTGCACAAACTACTTCTAACTCTATTACGGGAGCAACCTGGGAGTCGGAAGGTACACCCTTTTCGCACCCGAGAAACACAACAAGATATTATTGGGCTCGAAGGTCAGCTAGTAATGTTTCAAGCTCTACTGTTTTAACCGTACCATTTCTAACCGATTTTGATAGTAGCGTAACAATTAGCCCAAGTACAAGACAAGTAACTAGTACAGGTAGTGCGACTGATGGTCAAAGTGCAACTTTTACAATTACAAATCCATCAGGAAGTAATACTCTTTTTGCTAATAGTGTTTACAGACTTATAACCAGTAATATAAATCCAGCATGGAGAAAAAGTAAAGTTGGAGAAAGTGGCGGAGCTGCCGATATAACATTACTAGAGAATGACGGAGATTTGCCCCCAGATGGAACTGCAGCAACCTATACATATCAGTTAAGTGGAAAGAGAGCGAATACTAGGGGAGGGCCTTCAGATAACATTGAGTCAAATTGGACAAATATTTCCGGCCAAACTGTAACCGTTCAAAGAACTGTAACCGGCGGAAGTCCCACCCTCAGTCCTGCTACTATGAATGAAGGAGCAACTCAAGAACTCACAACTGCAAATGGTAAAATATCTGGACTATCAAATAACTTTACCTACTATTGGAGACTTTTTGATTACTCGGATTTTGTGACTACTGCAGGACAATTTACTACAAGTTCTTCTGGTACTGTGCCCTCAGGCTCAGGAATATCTATTCAAACAGCCGCTGATAATACAACAGAAGGAGATGAGACAAGTACAGTTAAGTTGTATTCATCTGCTCCGAATAGAAATGGAGACACAAATCCTATTACTAGTGCAAATTTTACAATTACTGATACGTCCACAGGAGCGACGGGCGGTTCAACAGGAGGGCCTTCGGCTACCGGAACTTATGGATTAGTAGTAAAATCTAGTTCCGGAAATAATGTTATATCGCCCAGCCAAAGATCTGCGGGTTTAATTCTTGCAGGTACTACAGGCGCCGCAATTGCCGCTAACGGAGGCACCCGCACAGGACTTTCAGCCCCTGAAGTTACTGCAACAAACGGAGCAGAAGTAATTATACTTATAAGCCCTAATCTAGGAACAGGATATATTGGAGGGTCTATTGGAGTAACTCGACAAACCAATCAATTTACTATAACAAATAATACTTCTCGTGATCTTCCAGCAAATACTCCATATTATATCGTGAGGTGCTAAAATGACATATGGACTAAAAGCATTCACAGCAAGCGGCCAGCTTACAATAGATGGCAGTAGTAGCAACTATAAGGGTTTCCAAGTAGTAACTCCAAGAACCACTGGATTTATTTCAAGTTATACTGCAGGAGACTTAGTTTTTGCCCAAAGAACTTCAACAGGTGTTATAGGAGCAAATTTACCTGCAAGTACTCAAAATATAGGTATTACTCATCATTTTGTAGCGAGAGTAGCAAATGCAACAAGTGGGTTTACATCTTCTGGAGCTTATGGATTAAAAGTACTGAATCAAAATGGAGATGTAGCTTTTGATACCAGAAATTCCGCAGGAGGAACTTTTGCAGGGTTTTCAATTGAACGAGTATATCCCCCCGGTACTTTAAGCGGGGGCGCAGCTAATAATGCTGGCCCAAATACCGGAGACGAGATGATAACAAACATTGATCCCTCTGACTATTATTTACTTGTATTAGGAAGTATGTATGTAACACAAAATATCGGAGCTATAACTACTGAATTTAATTGGGGAGGAGCATATTTTGACCATACAAACAATAAAATACGATATGCGGGATACTTAGATCTTAATAATAGTGGCACCTTTGGCCCAAGCACTAGTAGGATTTCTTTTCCTAACGTAAACACACTGGTTTTAGCGAAATACATTGCATAGGAGACTTATATGAATGTACATTATATTATTACATATGATATTTCAACACGAGAAATACTTACTTGCGTACCTGTAGGCGCTGAATATCCTGCAGAGGGCGCTATTGAGGGAACAAATACTGCAATACTTCATAAAAGAGAAGGAATTGATGGACGTATTCAAGATTGGTCTGATAACCATTGGATAGATCAAGGGTATAATTTTATACACAAAGGGACTAGGCCTGGCTCCTATTGGGATTGGGATTTAGAAACTCGTACTTGGAAATTTAATTTTGATACATTTTGGAATCATGTTAAAAAAGAAAGAACTAGAAGACTATATATGTGTGACTGGACTCAAGTTGCTGATGCGCCTATTACAGAAGCGCAGCAAGAAGAGTGGAAAAGCTATAGAACAGTATTGAGAGACTTGCCGAAGGATAATATAGATGTTCAAAGTATGAATGCAATTCCTTGGCCTGCACCTCCAAATAATGAAAAAATAGAAGTTACTGTTTGGTAAAGTTTTACGATACCACTCCAAAATTAATTCTTGACATTTTAACCCTTTTAAAGTAGAATACAGATTATGAGTAAAGAACTAACCACAATTTCTCCAGAGGGACTTGAAATTGCAAATTCATATTTGCAGTTTGGGAATATTCGAGGTGTCTGCCAACATCTCCAGGTTCAGGAAAACACAGTTGTGGAAGCTTTAAATAAACGAGAAGTAAAAAAGTATATTGATACTGTATATCTTGATATGGGTTTTCGCAATAAAAATAATATTGCTTCTGCTTTAGATGAGATGATACAATCCAAACTTGAAGAAGCTCAAGAAAGTGGCGTATACTCCAGTAAAGACTTGGCAGATCTGCTACAAATAGCTCATAAGATGAGAATGGATGAAATCAAAGCACAGGCCGACGCAGAAAAAGCCAACACTACGAACATTCGTACTCAAAATAATGTTCAGATAAACGATGGTAGCGCTCCATTTGGCCAAGGCAACTACGGAAAGTTGATGGAAAAATTACTAAATGGAACCGACGGATAATATAAATGATATCGTAAGAAATCAAACATATGCTAATGTTGAAAGAGTTCACCTTCTGGAGTCTCGAATGGCCGCGCATGAAGCGCAGTGCGAAGAACGCTGGAAAACTACTTTTAATCGACTCGATGATATTGGTGAGCATTTAGAGAGAATTGAAAGTAGAGTTTTAGCGGCATCTGCTACCGTAATACTTTTTCTATTGGGGCTAGTAGCCTCCCATTGGGTGTAAATTATGGCTCGTACAGACTTATCAAATGACTCCGTAGGAAGTGCTCAACTTGCACACGACCTTGCACTTGAAGGGAATCCTACTGCCGCAACTCAATCAAGTGGTAATAATACTACTCGACTTGCAACTACTGCCTTTGTAACTGCGGCTACGAGCGGGTTAGCTACAGATACAAATCTTGCAAATAAAGCCCCTCTTAATAGTCCTACATTTACTGGTACCCCCGCTGCTCCAACTGCAAGCTCTGGAACAAATACAACTCAACTTGCAACTACTGCCTTTGTAACTACTGCCGTAGCAGGTGCAACTATTGCAGGGATTAGCAGTAGTGCAGATGCGACTGCGATAACCATTGACTCTAGTGAGCGGGTAGGTATTGGCGTAAGCCCCTCTGCAACTCTCCATGTTAACGGCACTATTAAGCTGGACGGCAATTTCCCAACTGGGACAGGCAACCTAGCTTTTGGAGATACGGCTCTTGACGCGTCTTTAAGTGGTAACTACAACACCGCAATAGGACACGCCGCCCTTACGACAAACACTAGCGGCGCACATAATACCGCACTGGGAGGTTTTGCTTTAGAGGACAATACAACAGGCATCCGAATGGTTGCTGTTGGGTATGGAGCACTACGAAGTAATACAACTGCAAACTCAAATGTGGCTGTTGGGTATGCCGCTTTAGCAGTAAACACTACAGGCGGGGATAATAATGCACTGGGCCGTGCCGCGCTTGGCAATAACACTACTGGTAGTGATAACAACGCTTTTGGCTATAACGCGCTAAATGATAATACAACAGGCACGCAAAACACAGCAATGGGCCATGCCGCGCTGGATAACAGCACTACAGCCTCTTACAACACAGCTTTGGGCGCGACGGCGCTAACCGACCTTACCAGCGGGTCAAACAACACCGCCGTGGGGCGTGCCGCCGCGGTTAATCTAACTACTGGAAGCAACAACGTAAGCCTGGGCAATGACGCGCACTATAATTTGACTACAGGACAGCACACTACTGCTATTGGGGTAATTGCTGGATATAACGGTACTACAGCATCTTATAACGTGTTTGTAGGCAACTATGCCGGCAGGCTAACAACGAGCAACAGTAATGTAAGTGTGGGTTACGCAACCCTTTACAACAATACAAGTGGCTCTTTGCTTACCGCTGTTGGTCAAAGCGCGATGTATTACAACACCAGTGGGATTAACAATACTGCTTTTGGATCTGCGGCACTGCAAACGAATACGACGGGGAGCTACAACACTGCCGTTGGCCTTAACGCCTTGTTCGGAAACACTACTGCCAACTATGGCGTAGCCGTTGGCTATAACGCGCTAGACGCTAACACTACTGGGGCTAGAAACTGTGCCGCTGGTTATGCGGCGATGACCACCAATACAACCGGAAACTATAACACTGCTTTCGGTTCGTATGCCCTTAACAGCCAAACCACGCCAAACTTTAACGTCGGTATCGGATATATGGCCGGCTATTACACTACCACAGGCTTTGATAATACCTATCTGGGAACCTATGCTGGCTACACAGGTACTAACGCCGCCAGAAATGTTTATATCGGATATACGGCTGGTTACCTTGGCACGGGCAGTAATAACACAGCCGTTGGCTATCAAGCAGGCGATGCCATAACGTCAGGAACCAATCTTACTATTATTGGTTATGCGGCTGATCCATCAAGCGCAACAGCAACTAACGAGGTTGTGCTTGGCAACTCAAGTATTGGAGCACTGCGCTGTCAAGCAGATCTAACAGGCTTGTCTGACGCGCGAGACAAAGACAACATTCAAAACCTCGGCAATGCTTCTGATTTTATTAAAGCGTTGCGGCCTGTTTCGTTTGATTGGAATATGAGAGATGGCGGCAAAGTAGGCGTTTCAGACCACGGCTTTATCGCTCAAGAGCTAAAAACAGCACAGCAAGAAACAAACTGGCACGTTCCGCGTTTAGTTTACGAAAGCAATCCTGACAAGCTGGAAGCGGCTTATACAACGCTGTTGCCGTCTATAGTGTCGGCATTGCAAGAGGCGCTTGCAGAAATTGAAGCATTAAAAGCCGAAGTAACGGCACTTAAAGGAGATTAAAAATGACTGATGAAACCTTAACCACAGAGCAAATCCAAGCACATTACAATGCTTCTATGGACTCTGTGAATTTATTAAACGCGGGCAAGCCAGCAGAGATGTCTGACAGTGAATGGACTGATTGCGTATCCCGCAACGTAGAGCATCTAAAAATTATGGTTGCTAAAACTTACTGGACTGATGCTCAGAACACGTCGGTCTTGCAGACTGCTATTAACGCAAACTCGTAAAAAAATGGCAGCGCGTCGAAAAAGAAAAACTGCAAAAAAGAGGCCTGTACCTACAAATAAAAAACTGTATGCAAGAGTAAAGGCTGAAACAAAGCGTAAGTTTAAGGTTTATCCTTCAGCTTATGCAAATGGGTGGCTTGTAAAAACATACAAGGCACGAGGCGGTAAATACCGCATGGGGAGTAAATAATGCCAGCAGGTAAGGGAACTTATGGTAAAAAACGAGGACGTCCAGCTAAAAAAGGTAAGGGCAAAAAGAAAAAGTAATGGCAAAGCCGAAGGGTGGTTTAACTAAGTGGTTTAAACAGAAATGGGTAGATATCTCCCGCCCAAAAAAAGGCGGGGGATATAAATCTTGTGGTCGTAAGACTTCAAAAAAAGGAAAGTACCCTAAGTGTGTGCCCGCTTCCAAGGCTGCTCGTATGACAAAAGCGCAGAAAAGATCTGCAATTCGTCGTAAGAGAGCAGCAGGTAACCCAGGCGGCAAGCCGACTATGGTAAGAACATTTACCAAGCGGAAAACGAGAACTAGACGTGGCAGTAAAAAGAAAAGGTAAAAAGCGAGACTCAAGGCTAAAAAAGGCAGGAGTATCCGGATATAATAAACCAAAGCGTACTCCTAGCCATGCCAAAAAATCGCACATAGTTGTAGCAAAAGTGGGCAGTAAAATTAAAACTATTCGTTTTGGACAACAAGGTGCAAAAACCGCAGGAAAACCAAAAGCGGGAGAAAGTACGCGTATGAAAAAGAAGCGCGCCTCTTTTAAGGCCCGGCACCGTAAGAATATAGCTCGTGGAAAGATGAGCGCAGCTTACTGGGCAGATAAGGTAAAGTGGTAATGGGAGAAGATATTGAAAAAGCAGGGTATCATCCTGCAGATGTAAATGGAGACAATGTAGTAGATGCGGAAGAGAAGGCAATGTTTCTGGAGTTCAAGCGTAAAGAGTTAGAAGACCAGGATGCAATGCGAGATGCTCAACGTAGTATGACTTGGTTTGCCCTTGCAGGGATGCTTCTTTATCCCGCTACTGTAATGGCAACAGAGATATTTGAGTTACATCAAGCCGCCACAATCTTAGGAGACATGGCAGCAGTATATTTTGTGTCTGTTGCAGGTATCGTAGCCGCGTTTTTTGGAGCACAGGCATGGAGTGGAAAGAAGTAAATGGAATTTATACTAGACATGGCAGTCACTTTCTGGCAATGGACTGTTGTTATATCTCTTATACTCATAGGATTTATAGCAAGTGTTTTTGACGGACAAGGAGAGGATCGAGTAGGATTCTATTATACTGAAATGCCTCAAATGAGTCCTATTAAAATCGAAACAGCCGATAAAGGATTTTGGAAAGCAGTCTGGATGTGGCTGCTCGGCGTTAGGCACTGGGAAATAACAAAAGACTTTTATTTCTCTTTGAAAGGAGAAGAGTATGTTATACCCCAAGGTTTCGAATTTGATGGTGCATCAGTACCTAAGTTTCTTGCAATGTGGCTTTCACCCACTGGCGTCTTGCTTATGGGCGGTCTTATTCACGATTATGGCTATAAGTACGGGACACTCCTAAGAAGTGATCGAACCGGTATAGGCGACAAATCTCAAAAATGGATGGATACATTATTTCGAGACATCTGTATTGAGCAAAATGGATTTAAACTTTTAAACTACTTAGCATACTGGGCACTCCGTCTAGGAGGCTTTGTAGCGTGGAATGGACATCGTAAACATGAACCAAAAGATTGAGCAAAAACAAGAGGAAGAACTTGTAACTGTTGGGCTCTGGGCAAAAATAAAACATTGGTGGCGTACTCTTGTTCGAGAAGAGTGGGAGCTTACAGTATTTTTTCCTGGAGATACACATTTTTTAGAGGATGGCTCAAGAATAGAAAGTGGGTCTCCTAAAACTTATCGAGCAAAGCAAATGATAAAGATTAGTACAACTCATATTATTTTTGTAGACTTGCTCGGTGTAAAACATGAAATTAAAGTCGTAGCTCCTGTAGGGTATGACTTAAGGAAGATATACTAATGCTAGGACTAATTAAAATGCTCCCCCTATTAGCAGTTGTAGGTGCTGGAGCATACGGGTATCACACACTGGAAATAGGAAAACGAGAAACAGCTATTGCCCAGTTAGAAAAGAATAATGTAGTACTAAAAGAAAACTCTATGCGTTTGGAAACAGCCCTTGAAACTGAGACAGCCTCTAGAGAACAAGCAGAAAACAATTTAAAATTACAACTAGAGGCGGTAGGAAAACTTACTGAGGCAAATAATGAAATGCAAGCAGAGATGGAAGATTACTTATCTATTTTTAAACGTCATGATCTTACTAGATTAGCACGAGCTAAACCAGGTTTAATAGAACCAAGAATAAACAATGGAACAAAAAAAGTATTTGAACAAATAGAGAAAGATAGTGAAGAGGTGCAAAATGCGGACATTAACTAGTTTTTTAACTATACTACTTTTATCTGGTTGTTCTTTTATGAAAAATGATCCTCTACCAACCCCCGAGCCGATCATAAAAACTGTAACCGAGTATAAAACACTGGAGATCTATCAGCCTCAACTCCCTAGAAAAATAGATTTGCAGGATGTAGAATTTTTTGTAGTCACAGAAAAAAATTTAGAAGAGCAGATCGCTCGTATAAGTAAAATGCAGGATTCAACCTTTGTAATATTTGGAATGACTCCCCAAGACTATGAAAATATGGCATTTAATCTACAAGAACTACGTAGATACATACGTCAGCAAAAAGAAATAATTATCTACTATAGAGATGCAACAAAAATAGAGCAGTAACTTATGGGAATTGAAGTAAGTAGAAGGGATGTCCCTTCAGAAAAAATTATCGATTTACAATCTGAGACAAGGTTTCTAAAGCTACCAGTAGATCCTTATTTGGATCTACTCGGCATAGAACCTCTACCGTCTCAAAAGGCGATCATTAACGCGATAAATAATGACAAATATCGCTTTGTCTCCGCAGCAATTTCAAGGAGGCAGGGCAAAACATACATCGCGAACATAATTGGGCAATTAGTATCATTAGTACCCAACTCTCATATCTTAATCATGTCTCCCAACTACGCCTTGTCTCAGATTTCTTTCGATTTACAACGTCAACTTATTAAACATTTTGATTTAGAGGTAGCAAAGGATAACGCAAAAGATAAAGTAATTGAACTGACTAATGGGTCTACTATACGTATGGGATCTGTTAATCAGGTAGATTCTTGTGTGGGTAGAAGTTACGATCTGATTATTTTTGATGAGGCAGCACTTGCTGACGGTAAAGAAGCTTTTAATGTAGCTCTTCGACCGACTCTTGACAAAGACAACTCAAAAGCACTTTTTATATCTACTCCTCGAGGTAAGAACAATTGGTTCGCAGAATTTTTTAACAGAGGGTTTTCAAATGAATTTCCAGAATGGGCATCAATCCGAGCAACTTTCCGAGATAATCCGAGAATGTCTGAAACAGATGTTGAAGAGGCTCGCAAAAGTATGTCCGAAGCCGAATTTCGACAGGAATATGAAGCTGACTTTAATACTTATGAGGGCCAGATATGGAATTTCAATCACGAAAAGTGTATCGCAAATAACCAAGAACTCGAGCTCAAAGGATTCGATGTATTCGCAGGCCTAGACGTAGGGTATAGAGACCCTACTGCTTTTTGTGTGATTGCATACGACTGGGACGAAAAAGTTTACTACTTGTTAGATGAATATTTAGATGCAGAACGAACAACAGAACAACACGCAGTTGAAATTCGTAGACTGATGGAAAAATGGGAAATTGACTACATTTATATTGACTCAGCAGCTCAGCAAACTCGATTTGATTTTGCTCAAAATTACGATATTACAACAGTTAATGCTAAAAAGTCTGTGCTAGATGGTATTGCTCATGTTGCTGGAATCGTAGATAATGACTTATTATTTGTCGACCAAAAATGTAAGCACTCTTTGATGTCTCTAGATCAGTATCAGTGGGATCCGAACTTAAATCTAGCAAGAGAAAAGCCAAAACACAATATGGCATCACACATGGCAGATGCACTTCGATATGCACTATATTCGTTCGAAACCTCAATTACTAGTTTCTAATTTTAACCAACTCAAAAATAGTAGTTGACAATTTAGTTTCCTCGAGATATAATTTCGGTAATAAAAAGTAATAGATTCAAAGATGAAAGAGCTGAAACGAGATCCCGTAAAGTACATTCGGGACAAAGCAAAAGCAAGGTATGAAAAAGCGACCGAGTGCTATATTTGCGGAAAGGAAACAGAGTTAGATTTTCATCATTACTATAGCTTGAGCCCTCTCCTGTACAAATGGGTGGACGAAGTAGGCTACGATTTACAGGATATAAGAGAGTTTCGCGATGAATTTATTAATGAGCATATTGAAGAGCTTTACGATTATACTGTAACTCTCTGCCATACGCATCATTTAAAATTACATTCTATTTATGGGAGAAATCCCACCCTGTACTCAGCCCCAAAGCAGCAGCGCTGGGTAGAGATTCAAAGAGGAAAGCATGGCTTGGTATAATAACATATTCGGTGGAGGACAGAAAAAAGAAGAAGCCGATTTGGAAAAGCTGAATCCAATTCAGGAATACCTAGGCCGCACAAGTGAATCTTCTCGTGAATTTACTGCAAATTACGAGCAATTCTACGAAAATCTAGAAATTGTTAATCGAGGTGTCAACCTTATTGTAGATGACGTTGCAGAGATTCCTGCAACAGTTAATCGAGTAGCAACAAATGGAGTTATAAAAGGTCTTCGACGTGCACGTGTCGATTCTCTTTTAAATAAAGAACCAAACCTTTTTCAAGATATTAGTTCCTTTAAGCGTAACTTAGTTACTGATTATCTTCTTGATGGTAATATTTTTATATACTATGATGGTGCTCATTTATACCATCTTCCCGCAGACAATGTGACAATTCATGCGGATAGTAAAACATATATTGAAAAGTATACTTATAATGACGTAGATTATGCTCCTGGAGAAATCATACATATAAAAGAAAATTCTTTTTATTCAATTTTTCGAGGAACATCAAGACTTAAGCCTGCGGTAAGAACAATGCAGCTTACCACAAATATGAGAAAGTTTCAAGATAACTTTTTTAAGAATGGAGCAGTTCCAGGTCTTGTATTAAAGTCTCCGAATACTTTGTCAGAAAAAATTAAAGAACGCATGATTCAGTCTTGGACTATGCGTTATCGCCCAGACGCAGGAGGTAGACGGCCTCTTATTCTTGATGGCGGTATTGAAGTTGATAAGATTTCAAATGTAAACTTTAAAGAGCTAGATTTCCAAGTAGCTATTGCTGAAAATGAAAAGATTATTTTAAAAGCATTAGGAGTCCCCCCGATTATGTTGGACTCTGGTAACAATGCAAATATTCGTCCAAATATGAGAATGTACTACCTTGAAACAGTCCTTCCCATTGTACGAAAAATAAACTCAGCATACTCTAGATTTTTTGGATTTGAAATCTCAGAAGACGTAACAGATATTCCTGCTTTACAACCTGAGCTACGTGATGCAGCTTCATACTATACTGCCCTTGTAAATGGCGGTATTATTACAATAAATGAAGCAAGAGACTCTCTGGGGTATGATACACTCGACGGACAGGATGATATTCGTGTTCCGCAAAACATTGCAGGAAGTGCAGTAAACCCAGACGAAGGAGGTCGACCAAAGGAATCTGATGATAACGAGGAATAGAAAACATAGGTTAGTGCGAGAACTTGGATTATTCTTTGCCGAAAACGGCGGAGTATTGACAGCAAGAGATTATAAAAACTCTAGTCTTCGTCCCAAGCATCTAACAATGAAAGAAATTTTAAAAGTAATGGGTTCTTATACAGCAGCAGTAAGCTGGATAGAAAAGTACGAACCTGAACTGTGGAATACTATTCACGGTATTAAACCAGCCCCCGAACCTAAGAAGGAGAAAAACCCCTTAGAGAAGTTGGCTAAGAAAACAGGAGAAGAAGATGGAAAAGATATTTAATCTTACTTCTACTTTCAAAGCTTTTGAAGAGGATGATGGAGGAGTTCATATCTGCGGTATGGCAAGCACAAGCGATTTTGATCGTGCGGGCGACACTATTGATGCAGGAGCATGGACTAAAGGCGGTCTAAATAACTTTGAAAAGAATCCGATTATTCTTTTCAATCATGACTATAACAAGCCTATTGGACGCGCTACAGGACTTAAAGTCACTGAAAACGGTCTTGAATTAAAGGCTAAAATTTCTAAGTCTGCGCCAGATCATGTAGCGCAGCTTGTAAAAGAAGGCATTCTTGGAGCTTTTTCTGTTGGTTTCCGAGTCAAGGATGCTGATTACCTTGAGGAAACTGACGGATTAAAGATAAAGGATGCTGAGTTGTTTGAAGTATCAGTGGTATCGGTACCTTGCAATCAAGCAGCAACTTTCTCGCTCTCAAAGTCTTTTGATTCTTTAGAAGAATACGAAGATTTTAAGAAAACTTTCAAAAATAGTGTAGATCTAGCCGGTCAGTCTCTGGCTAAGGATGAAAATTCATCGGTAGCTAGTGACACACCGGACGGGGTTACAAAAGCCCAAAAGGAGACGAAAATGTCGGAAGTACAAACTCCCGAAATCGACCTGGATGCTTTTGCTAAGAAAGTAGCAGAGGAAACTGCTGCTAAGATTGCAATGAAGCAGGCCGAAGAAAAAGCAGTTGCTGAAGCTGCTCGTAAAGAAGTAGAAGAGGCCGAAATGGCTAAAACTGCTAAAGAAGAAGAAGTTCAGTCTGCTATTAAAGTAGGCGTTGAGTCTGGGGCTGAGCGCCTGATGGCTGATCTGCAGAAAGAGTTTGAAGCTAAAAATGCAGATACTACTGAAATTCTTAACAAGTACAAGACTGATCTTGAAGAGAAGTCTGCTGAACTCGAAGCTATGCGTACCAGCAAGCGTGACTTCACTGGCCGCAAGGCTCCCGGCGATCTGAAGCCTATGGCTAAAGATTTGCTTTCTGCTCATATTCTAGGCAAAATTACTCGCAAGGGTTGGGAAACTGACTTTGGTCGTGACTTGCTTGAGAAGGCAGAAGTTACTTACACGGCTACTACTTCAGCTGGTATCGATGTTATCGTATCAACTCAGTTTGAAGAAGAAGTACGTCAAGCACAGAAAATTGCTCCTCTCTTCCGAGAGATCAATGTAACTTCTGGCGCTACCGTACTGCCGATCGCTCCTGATACTGAGCCTGCAAGCTGGGCTGCTACAGGTGCGGATGTTACTGCTAACAACCTCGAAGAGGCTGGCGCAAGTGATAATAACTATAACGTTAATCAGGTAATCCTGCAAGCGCATCGACTGATTTCCAGTACGTTCATCACGAACGACACGGACGAGCAAATCGTTCTTTCAGTACTGCCTATGATTACTTCAGCTCTGGCTCGTGCACACGCTATCGCTATCGACAAGGCTATTCTTGTTGGTAACTCTGGCGGGTATGCTACTGGTCTCGTAGGTGCTTCTGGTACTGACGATACTAATGGTTTTGCTACTGCATCTGCCCAGACTGCCCTGGACGCTTCTACTACGGCAGAAGTTACTCCTGCTAACCTTCTCGCAATGCGTAAGGAAATGGGCAAGTATGGTCTTGAAGCCTCTCAGGTTGCGTACATTGTACCCACCGATGCTTACTATGAGCTGATTGATGCTTCTGGTTTTACAGACGTTACTGAAGTTGGTTCTGATCTGGCTACTAAGCTGAGTGGTATGGTAGGTACGGTCTTCGGTTCACCCGTAGTCGCTACTGATCAACTCGCTCAGAATCTTGGTGCTGCTGGTGCAGCAACTACGACTGCAGCTCTGGCTGTTTATATGCCGAACTATGTGACTCCGCGTCTGCGTGGTGTTAACGTAGAAACTGACTACATTGTCAAAGAGCAGCGTACCGTACTGGTCGCAACTCAAGCTCTTGGCTTTAACGAGTTGGTTGCAAATTCTGGTACTAACAAGCCTTCTATCCGCTGGCCTTTCCAGTAAGATAGAGTTTGAACTGGAAGAAATACTTCTTCTAGTTGGCCTGGGGCGGTACGCCGCCCCAAGTTTTTACGAGTTAATTTATGGCGGATTTAGTTACATTAAATGATTATAAGTCGGCAGAGGGCATCAGCAGCCCTAAAGATGATAGCCGTCTAAACTTTATCATTCCCTCCGTGAGTCAACTCGTAAAAACTTATTGTGCAAATAGTTTTGTAGATTTCTACTCAACAAATAAAACTGAAACTGTCACTGTGAACTGGGATACATATCTCATACAATTGACAGAAAGTCCTATTGTTAGTATAGTTTCCGTAGAAGAAAGAAATAACTATAGTCAAACTTATAGTACTCTTACTACAGGAGCTCATGAATATTATCTTGATGAGACTACAGATTGTTTGTATCGAACAACAGGACAGGGGTATAAGAATTGGGCTCGTGGCCCCGCATCTGTTCGTGTAATATATAAAGCAGGATACGCTGTTTTACCCGCAGATTTACAACTTGCAGTTTTTGATTTGATTACATACTACTTGAAAGATGAACACAAAGAGCGACGCTCAATTGCAGGCGCTAGTATTCAGAATCAAGCAAGCTCAAGTCAGCGTAATAATGTGGCATTTCCAGATCACATAAAACGCGTACTTGATTTATATAAGAATTTTTAATGAGTAAATCAGTATTTAGAAAGCAAATTGCTGCAAAGCTGATTGAAAACTATAATCGTAAAAGTGAAAAAACAGTTGGGGATGCTGCTCGTATTTTACTTCAATCTGCTGATGTAAGACAATGCTTAGTTATAAAAAATAGAGAAACAAGGGCAATACAAATTGGGTATGAAGCAGCAATTGGTAGACCTTTAACTAAGGAAGAAGGTACAAAGTACAGAGCAGCATTTAAAAAGTATATTAGAGGACAGCATAAACCTTTTCCAAAGGATAAAAATCCTCAAACTCGATTTTTTATGCAAATTGTAAAAAAGCAGGGATTAACTTTTGGTAAAAATATCTTTTATGTAGCAAAATCATTTGAAACTATACGAGATAATATAAATGATTTTAATGAAGGGTACGCAGAAAAAATAAGCCAAAATAGTTATAGTAGAAAAGAGTTTGGTCAAACTGTAAATTTAGACCATGGAGCCGATGGTACTGCTTCTGGTCTTGTAGGTTCTGTAGTCGGGTCTTTTGAGGTAGCAGCAGAACAAGGAGAATTACCAAAAGGTTTTCGAAAGACTTTTGCAAGTAACTTAACAGCAGTTCTTGATCGCTCTTTAAATGATCTTACAAAAGGACAAAAAGGAAAAATGCACGGCATTGTGATGAAGTTAGTTATTGATGCAGAGCAAATTATTTCAAAGGGTGGAGATTTAAAAGCTGGACTATCAATGCTTTTAACACCTGTATTAGCAGAGGTTAATATAAAAAGAGGCTCAACAGAAGAGAAACAAATTCAAGAAGCTTTTCTAAACGCTTTTGAGATGACTTTCAGAAATATAGAGTATGAAAACTTAGAAGGTTCTAGCACTCTTTTTGAGAAGATTGAAAAAACAATTGTTCATGATCATTTAGTAAAAAATCTTAAGAAAGGAAAAAACGTAAAAGTAAAGTTAGGTTCAAAAAAAGTAAAAACAAAGACCAGAACAAAAGTTACAGAGAAAGGAAAAAGAGGGAAAGGATACTCAGCTAAAAAGATTTCTAGAGGTGGAGCACTAGCTGCTCGACCAAAAGCACGTTCAACCTCTAATAAGCAATCAGATACACAACGAAGTATGTTTTCTATGATGGCCCTAATAAATCAAAAGTTGCCACAAACGGTTAGAAAGAACATGAGGAATCCTAGACTAGAAAATAGAACAGGAACATTTGCAAATAGTGTAAAATTAACAGAGGTTTTAACAACTCCTCAAGGATTTCCAAGTTTTGGCTATACTTATCAGAAAAATCCATACCAAGTGTATGAGCCAGGAAAAGGAAGAAGTCCTTGGGCAAACTCAGATAGAGATCCTCGCGTATTGATTGATTCTTCTATTCGAGAAATAGCAGCAGAACTAGCATTGGGCAGATTTTATACTAGGAGAGTATAGTGGCAGAAAAACCGGCACACAGACAGTATACAAGCCGTAGGTCTGCTATAACAAAAGGACTTGCGGATAAACTTGCTCTTATAGATGGAAGAGGTATTTATCATACAGCAGTTGCTGAAGTTAGTCCTCGCCTTAAGTTTTGGGATGAAGTAGAAGAGTTTCCTGCAATTCATTTAAATGCAGGCTCTGAAAGTAGAGAATACCAAGGCGGAGCATATAAAGACCGCTTTTTAAATGTAACTATTCGATGTTATGTAAATCAAGAAGACTCTACAGATGCTCTTGACGAACTTTTAGAAGATGTAGAGACAGTTATTGAAGAAAATAGTAGACTGCGCTACTATGATCGTATGGGACTAGAGCAGTTTACTCAACAAATCACAGTTCTCAGTATAGATACTGATGAAGGTGTGTTAGATCCTCTGGGAGTAGGCGAAATACTTGTAGAGGTTCGATACTAGAAAATGCTGGCACGAACAAACGTTCACGTCCATGCCTTTTCAAGACATAGGAGATAATCTATGGCAGATAAACTTTATTTTAGCCGCGACTCGAAACTTTATGTCGAGCTTACGGGAATCAATGGTTCTTTCCAAGGACTGTGGGAAATTCCTGTATTGGATGGCTTCAGCTTTTCTCAGGCTACAAATCAAACTGAGATTGGACTAAATGAAATGGAAAGTACCGCAGGTACTAGTAGAAGGGGTCGTCGTCTTTTTACTGACTCTCTGTCTCCTGCGGAATGGTCTTTTAGCACTTATATGAGGCCTACTAATCATGGGTCAAATAAAATGCATCTTGTTGACCAAGTTCTTTGGGCAGCAATGGCAGGTGCAGATAACTTTGCTGGAACCGGAGTTACAGCAACAGGGCCTGCGTTAACCGGAAACTATACTCGTAGTACGAATCCAGTAGCTGGAGTAGGTACAGTAAGTGGTGTAGTTCATGATGAAGAGGGCGCAACTCTTCCTTCGGATAGTACCGCAGTAGGAGGTCTTTTAGACTTTAAAAACTCAAATCGTGCAACTCTACCAAAAATGACTTTATACTTTGTATTTGAAACAGACACAACGAATCCAATGGTATATAAACTTACAAATTCGATTGTAAATGAGTGCTCTATTGATTTTGATATTGATGGAATTGCTACTGCTAACTGGTCTGGTTTCGCAAAAGAAGTAACAGATATGCAAACAGCAGGAAAAGTAAATGTAGGCACTTCAGCTCCTTCAATAGCTCAGAATCTGCTGTTCTTAGATAGTGGAAATGACTTTAGACTATCTGTTCCTATTGATGCAAGTAATGCGAGCCCTGCGGTTCATGACGAGTTTAGAACTGCGATTACAACAGGTGTAACTTCCACGAATAACTTTATTCGTAATCGTTTGACTCAACTTGAAGTTAGAGGTCAAAATCCCGATGTAATGGAAGGAAAAAGAGTATCTATTAGTGCGATTACTACTGCTAGTCCAGGAGTTGTAACAACAGGAACAACTGCTCATGGTCTAAAAGTAGGAGATACAATTAAACTATCTAGCGTTGCAGGACTTACAAATGCTAGTAGTTGGAATACTACACTTTTTGTAAAAACTGTGCCTAGTACCACGACTTTTACAGTTTCAGCTACTGATGGAGGCAGTGCACTCGCCGGCACAGGTACTCATACAGGAAATTCTGGAGTAGTTGATACTGGCATTTATAACTTTACTCTAACAGGTGGAAACATTACTATTGGAAATAATGTTACCTACTTGGTTCCAGAAGAAATTGGTACTATTAACAAGCCAATCGAAGGCGTAACTGGAGCACGTGCAATTGGTGGAAGCTTTACTTGCTATCTTGTATTTGATGACGCTACAGGAAATACAGGTGCTTCAGCAGACTTCTTTGCAGATCTTGTAGACCCAACTAAAGGTCTTACAAAAGTTGTAAACGACTTTGATGTTACATTTAAGGTTGGGGGTACGGGCTCTACAGAACCTCGCGTTCACTTTAACTTTCCGAAAGTACACATCGATGTGCCGAGTCATAGTATTGAAGATGTTATTTCATTAGAAACAAACTTCGGTGCGTATACCGAAGACTTTGATACTGCTGATGAGTTTCAAATCGAGGTATTTGGAGTTAGCGCATAATAACATCAACATTTCTACTAAAACCCGCTTCGGCGGGTTTTTTCTTTTCAGGTCATAAAAATAATTCTTGACATATCAGCTTACCTTCGCTATAATATGTGTTATAAATACCCAATAACTTTTTAAGGAACAAAACATGACTGATAAAACTCCTGTTTCTCTCGCGAGTCTTATGACTCCAAGTAAGACAGTTGCAATTGATTTTCCCGGATGTGCCGGAATGAGCGTAGATTTATGCTATCTTGCACGAGAAGAACTACTCAAGCTACGAAAAAAATGCGTTAGCACAAAGTTTGATAGAAAAACTCGACAACCGGAAGAACACTTAGATGAAGATAAGTTTTTAGTAGAGTATTGTAAAGCAGTAATCAAAGGATGGAAAGGTCTTAAATATCGATACCTGGAAGAGCTTCTTTTGGTGGATATTTCAGAACTTGATCCAGATGATGAACTTCCCTATACTCAAGAAAACGCCGAACTTCTCATGAAAAATGCCTCCGACTTTGACAGTTGGCTAACGGAGACAGTAGGTGACCTTGAAAATTTTACGAGCAACAAGTAGCAGAAATCGAAAAGCTACTTGAACGATATGTAACAGAGCGTCATCAATTAGATATTGAAAAATATTTATTGATGTGCGAACAACTAGGGCAAGTACCTGATCCCACCAAAATGCCGCTCGAGCCTTCTGCATTTCCAGAAGAAGTTCAAGTGGCATTTTTTATATTTAGTTTCCTGTCTGATAGATGGGAAGGTATGTCGGGAACTTATCTTGGTAAGAATTGGTCAGATTTTGATACGATAGTAAGAGTTTATGACTATCCCACAGAACCAAAAATTATTTTATATTTTGCAAAAGTATATGAACGATACCTGATAGAATATAAAATGAAAGAATCAGAGAATAAACAGAAAGCAGAGGAGCGAAAAGCAAAATCTGCAGGGGGTAGTAAAACCTATACCCATAATGTGCGGCGCTAATGGCAAAAAATAAAGTTTTTATTGATGTAGTTGTTGATGATAAAGGAACTACAAAAAGACTTGCGGTGGATGCCGATAAGCTCGGTCTATCATTAGAGCGAACGGGCAAATCTGCGCGCACTGCAGATCGCAATCTTAAAGGTGCTGCACAAACTTCTGCAAATGGCACTAAAAACTTTACTAAAATGGCGCAAGGTATTACAGGAGGTCTTGTTCCTGCCTATGCAACTCTTGCTGCACAAGTATTTGCTATTACTGCCGCTTTCGATTTCTTTAAACGAGCAGCAGATGTAAGAAACTTAGAAGAACAACAAGTTTCTTTTGCAGAGCGTACAGGTACAGCTCTCGGAGCAATGACTTCCAGACTTAGAGAGGCTTCTGGAGGTATGCTGGGCTTTAAAGAAGCTGCCCAAGCAACTGCAATTGGTGTTGCAAAAGGCTTTTCTGCCTCACAAATGGAACAATTAGCAGAAGGTGCACGAAAAGCATCCACAGCTTTAGGACGAGACTTTGAAGATGCGTTCGATCGTTTAGTTCGTGGCGTATCAAAAGCGGAACCAGAACTTTTGGATGAATTAGGTATTACGCTTCGTCTTGAAAATGCTACTAATAGATATTCTGCTGCTTTAGGTAAAAATGTAAAAGCATTAACAGACACAGAAAGAAGTCAAGCAGTGCTTTTAGAAGTACAAAGACAGATAGATCAACAATTTGGAAATGTAGATCCTGATAAAAATGCTTTTATAGAGCTATCTAAAACCTTTTCAGATATTACAAGAGATATAACAAAAGGGGTTCTTCCAGCCTTTGAGTTTGTTGCAGATATATTAAATAAAAATGCTAAAGCTGCAGCTTTATTTTTTGGATTACTAATATTATCTATTGTTAAAACTATTCCAGGCATGAGTTCTTTGACAGGCTTCATGAAGAGCTTTTTTGTATCTTTAAATCCTTTAGCCGGAGCAGTAGGTGGCTTTAAAAATATGGGAGCTGCCGTAGCAGAATTTGGAAGAGAGAGTAAAAAAGCAATTACAGATGCTATAGATGATTATAAAGCGTTTCAAGATAGTGTAGATAGAAGTGTAATTAGTGTAGAAGAGCTACAAAGAAAAGCGGGTAAAAAAGCAAAAGGTGTCGCAGGGCAAATGGTAGCAGACGGCACTCGCAGTAAAACTGTGCAAAAGGTCGCTGAAGGCACAGCTAATAAAAGAGATATTACTATTCTTAAGAAAGCTCTAAAAAGAGCAGAGAAAGAATATCAAAGACACGGCGAAATTGTAAGCGGTATTTTTGAAGGTGAAGATATAAAAAGACTTCGCCACTTAAAAGGTGCTCTTGATGATATGGAAAGAGAGCACTTAAAATTTGGTCAAAGAGTAAAAAATCTTTCTAAAAAAACTGGACTCTTTATACGAGCATTCTCGACGCCTGCAGTGATTAGTCTTAAAGCTGCTTGGAAAGGCGTTGCAGCAACTGCAAAACTTGCAGGTAAAGCTATAAATGCCGCCATGAAGGTAACAGTTATTCTTGGAATTATTTCTAGTATAGTACAAGCCTTTGAAGCTCTTTTTAATGCTCCTGCCACTCTTGCTCGCGGAATCATTGGAATGATTGGTACCATGGCAAAGGGTATTCAATTTTTTGCAAATTTAGTTGTGGAGTTAATAAATGGTTTGGTTAATAAACTTCCAGATAGACTTAAAAAAATGTTAGGTCTTGAAGAGGGGGAAGTTGTGATTCAGCCTTTAACCTTTGCCGACAATTTTGATGAGAAGTTTACTACTCTTATAAATGAAACATTTCCTGGAGTAATGGATAAGCTACAGACTTTTGAAAATGAGCAAGCAAGAATATCTAGAAGACAGGAAGCTTTAGATGATCTTATAGCCCAATATGGGGAGTTGGGAGATGCAATTAATTTAAGCGCAGAAGCTGCCGCAGGTAAGTCCGCTTTCAATAAATCTGGTCAAGAACGTTCACGTGCTCGAGTACAAGGAATGGCCACCTTAGGTATAGGCAGTGCGATGCGAAAAGCAGATGCTTTATCTTTTCTTGATCCTGAGGCAGGACGAGCAGCAGTGGAGACTTTTAGAGAGCAAATTCAAAAAGCAGGGCTAAATGATATAAGTAAAGAGATGTTCGATGCTGCAATGGCGGGCAGCACTGAAGCAGTTGAAAAAATAGAGCTATTTGCTTCTACTTATATTGGAACAATAACTGAACTAAAGTCAAAAGTAGGAGATTTGCCGGGACTTTTCACAGGGGATTCAAAAGCAATAGAAAGAGGATTAGTGGAAATAGAGCTTGCGGCATCTAAGGCAAACGAGCTTGCAGAAAATCTTAATGAAAGTTCTGAAGCAGGAGAAATACTAGCAGACACTTTAGGCGGAAGATTAAAAGCTATTAGAGAAGAATTTACTACACTACGAGAAACAGCAGATAAATTAGCTTTACAGGCCCTTGAATTACAAGGACAAAGAGCCGAAGCAGAAGCATTGAGTGGCAGATTTAGAGAAGAAAGATTAAAAGATATTGCAGTTCTACAGGCACAGAATGAATTACTACAGCTACAAAATCAATTAAAATCAATAAATAATGCTTTAGATATAACAGGAGAGGGGGCTCTAACAGGCATACCTCGTTCCGATAAAGAAGCCGAAAGAGATACGGTAGAACAGCAAATAGCAAATCAAAATACTTTAGTTGAAAATGCACAAAGAAATGCAAGTGATTTTGAATCTGCAGGTTTAAGAATTGGAAATACTCTTCAAAGCAGTTTTCAATCAGCTTTTCAGAGCTTAGTTGAAGGCACAATGACAGCAAAACAAGCTTTTGCAAGTATGGCAAAAAGCATACTAAGTATGATTGCTAAAATTATTACGGAACTTCTTGTTGCAAAACTTCTTACAGCAGCACTTGGAGGCTCAGGTTTTGGAAACTTTCTTGGCATACCCAAAAGTCGTTATGGAGGGGTTCAAGAAGAAGCTCGATATGGCGGAGTAATGAAAGATCCCAGAGGCTATGGTGTTGGAGGAGTTGCAAAAGGCCCGGATGGAGGTTATCCTGCAATTCTACACGGAACAGAAGCAGTAGTCCCACTTCCAAATAATCGTTCAATACCTGTAGACTTGCAAGGAAATGCAGGCGGAACAAATAATGTAACTGTAAATGTAACTATGGCAGAAGGAGGTGGAGGAGGTAGTAAAAATACTTCTGGAGACTCCCAGCAGGGTACAAACTTAGGAAATGCTATAGCTATAGCAGTACAAAAAGAACTTCAAAATCAGAAACGCTCTGGTGGGATTCTTAGTCCTTATGGGGTAGCATAATGTCAACCACAAAATATCAATTCACGATAGCCCATACAGACTTAGATACTCTTTTGGGTGCTGCTACTCCCGCTCGTGGTACTAACGATACTTATATTATAACTGGAGATAGAGGATTATCCCGACAAACTAGCTTTTCTCTTCTTACAGCAAAGTTTGGTGATGGGTATGAACAGAGGGCTATTGACGGAATCAACAGTAAACAAGAGAATTTTGGATTAACTTTTAAGAATAGAGATTATAAAGAAGCAAATTTAATTGCTGCATTTTTTGATTCTAAAAAAGGTTTGAATTTTAACTTAGAAATTACTAATACAAAAGATGTAGAAAGCGCAAATGCGACAGATGTTCACGAAACTATAAAAGTAGCTTGTGATAGCTATACTTTAACATATGTTACGGATACAGTGGCCACTGTTACTTCACAATTACGAAGAGTATACGAGCCTTAAATAAGATGGTAGACTTAATTGACACAGTACAAAAAACAGCTTTAGACGATGCGTTTATTGAGTTGTTTGATGTAGAACTAAAATATAAAGATTCAAATGGAGCTACTCAAACAGAGATACTTCATTTAACGAATGGATTAGAAGATCCCAATGAGTTTAATCTCTGGATGCCTTATGAAACCGGGGGATCAACAATTTGGGCACAATATTTAGCTTGTCCTATACAAATAGATGGAATTTCAGTTGATAATGCAGGGGCAGCTTCTCGACCTAGTTTAAGTGTTGCAAATGTTGCTTCGATTGCAAGAGTATCTGACTATGATAGTACTTTAACACCTTCGACAGGGGACGCTAAAGAAGATGAAACAAATATTGATGCCATTCTTCAAGGGTTAAATATTTCAAAAAATGAAGATGTTTTAGGCTCTTTAGTAACATATAGAAAAACTCTATTAAAAAATACTTTTATACGGGCTAATGATCTAGGGACAGTAAGATGGTACCCATATGATCATGCTACGAAAACGGGTACTTCGGGAAGTTATCATGTACTTAATGCTCCTGCTCCAATAGAGTTCCCAGAACAAAAATTTGTGCTTGATAGAGTAGCTGGAGAAACTAGCATATTAGTAGAATTTGAATTAGCAAATCCTTTGGATGTTCAGGGTTTGCAAATTCCGAATCGATATGTTATAGGAAAATATTGTCCTTGGGAATACAAAGGAGCTGCAGCAGGTTCTGTAAAATCGGGGTGTCCTTGGGTCTCTCAAGGGTATGATTTTGTAGGGAATTTTACTCAAGGAACTACTTATTCTGCTAATGCTATAGTTAGACAAGGCGGGGGTGGATTTGCAGGGTACTTTAGTCGCAATAGATATCGCCTTGTTGGAGACCCGGCAAATGCGGGAGATGAAAGCTCTATAACAGCAGATAATAACGCACATCCCGGAACATGGGAAGACTGGAAGGGGTATACAATTCGAGGAGCTTTTGACCAAACCCCAAGTATTCCATATGCCGCGAATGACGTAGTTACAAGCGGAGGACAAACATATTATGTTACTGGAGATCCGATAAATGCGGGAGCAGGGGCTTCTGTTGCAGACGACAATATAGCGCATCCCGGAACTTGGGGATTAGGTCCTTGGTTTGATATAGATAATAGTCCTACTACACAAGCAAACGATGTTTGTGGAAAAACTATACAATCTTGTAAGTGTAGATTTCATCCTAAAACTTCTGCAAGTTCGAATGCGGTTCATCAAAATACAGATCGTTCATTACCTTTTGGAGGATTTCCTGGAAGTCGTAAGTTTAAATAATGATTGAAGAAATACAACAACATTTTGAAGCATCATATCCCAGGGAAGCCTGTGGCATTATTGGAATTATAAGAGGAGAGAAGAAATGGTTTCCTTGTACAAATGTAGCAGAAAATGAAGATGACTTTATACTATCATCAGATGAATATTTTGAAATAGTAAAGCAGTGTGACATATTTGCAGTTGTACATAATCATCCAGATGCAAGTAATGAACCAAGTCAAGCAGATATAAATAATTGTAATGCATTAGGAATACCTTACTGGATTTTTAGCTATCCTGAAATGGATTTATGTATTTTAGAGCCAGAACAGAAAAGTTATCCTTTAATTGGTCGTGAATATGAATTTGGTGTAAGAGACTGTTTCGAAGCTATGAGAGATTACTTAAAATCAAAAAATATAGAAATACCCCCTAGAGTTCCTTTTGAAGATAATTGGTGGGATAAGAATATTGATTATTTTTCAGATCAAATTATAGAAAAGTGGGGTGGTAAAAAAGTTTCTATGGAAGATGTTCAAAAAAACGATGTTTTAATTTTTAAAGTAAAACATGATGTGCCGGATCATTGTGGAGTGTATATTGGTGATAACAATTTTTTTCATCATGCAGAAAACAGATTATCTTGTAGAGAGCCTTTAAATAGATTTTGGATGAAAGCATTAGTAGGAGTTTATAGATATGGAGCGTAAAGTATATTTACAAGGATCACTTGCAGAAAAGTTTGGTTCAGAGTTTACTATTTATGCAGAATCCGTTGCAGATGTTTGGAGATGCTTAAATGCTAACTTTCCAGAACTTCATAAGTTTTTAATTAACTGTCATGAAAAAGATGTGGGTTTTATTTGCAAAGTCGGAGAAAAGTCTTTAGAAAAGGATGAAGAGTTACTTTTAAAAATAGGAGAAGGAGATGTATTTATATCTCCTCAACCTGCAGGCTCAAAAAGTGCTTTTGGTAAAATTTTAGCTGCGGTTCTAATTGTAGCTGCAATTTATTTTACAGGAGGACAAATTTTAGCTTTACAAAATGCGGCGGCGGTCAGCTTGGGCATGGCGCCTACGGCGGTCACATTCGGAAGCGCCATGTTGGCAACTGGTACTTTCGGATTGATGGCACTAGGCGTCGCAGTAAATTTAGCACTAACAGGTATTCAACAGTTAATGGCTCCCGACCCTTCAATGGATATACCCGAAAACACTCCCGAAAGCACTTACTTATTTAAAGGATCTGAGCAAACAATTTTAGAGGGGGATCCTGTTCCGGTTGTTTATGGAGAGCTACGAGTACCAGGTAGACCAATTGGATTTGAACTAAGAAATAAAAACAATGTTTACAGTAACTATTACTCAAATGGGGGATATTCACCATATTGGGGAGGACGAGGTCCGTATTACAATCAAACGTTCCACTTTTAATAGGAAGATATAAATGGCTACGCCCATAAAAAGTAATCAACAACATATTTTTATTCACGATGCAATTTGTGAAGGCCCCGTTGAGGGTCTTGTTTACGGAGATTCTTCCATATTTCTTAATGGTCAACGTGTACAAGATTTAGATCCTGATGCTCCTTGGACTCCTATAAATGCTAAAATAAATTTTGCTGGTAGTAGCGATACTGAGGGTGATAGTATAACTCCTGCTTTACCCCTTTCTTTTTCTGAGAATGCGGGTATTCCAAAAAATGATAATTTTTTACTTATAAGAAATGAAGGTATTACAAAGTCTTCAGCAACTTATGACTATTCAACTAAAACATTAGAAATTACAGGCGCAAGCAATTTTAGTGAAGTTTATCGAACATTTAATCAAACGGCAACTGCAGGTAATCAAGTTATAGTGGGAAGTTTAGAAACTCCAAGCATAACAAATGGAGGCACTGGATATACAACTGCTCCAAGTGTGAAAGTTCTTAAAGTTACAGCAGGTGTAAGTACCGTTGTTGAAAACGTTACTGCAACAGCCGCACTCACAGGAGGTTCAGTAACTTCAATTTCTGTTTCCCCTTCAGGAAATAGTGGATTATCGGGTACTTTTGCGTTTGAAATAAGCTCTCCGCCTTTAATTGAAGATCGTTTTATTGTACTTGCTCACCCTGTTACAAATGATATAATGTATGTAGGAGACGGTCACTGGATTTCTGGCACTACTCTTAAGTTTAGTCCCACCGATTTAAATGCGTATAATCCTTGGAATAATAACTTAGCTGCACGCCCCTATAAAGTACAAGTATTAGAAGCTATAAAAATTAGTAGTTTTAATGTTGTTACTAATAAAATTACTATTGAACATGGACCTACTGCAGGCGCCGGCACTTACTGCTTTACTCTGTCTGGGTCTAAGCCAGGCAGTGCTGACGATGTTGAGGTCGATAATCCGCCACAATCAAATAATTTTGTAGCGCAGTTTCGAGGCGGTTATGCATATCAAGATGCAATCACAGAATTAAATGGCGTGGGAGGGGGTGCTTCATATACTGCAAATACCGGTGCTTTACCTACAAATTTATTAAAACAGATAAATTATACCTCTTGGGATACGGCTAATCCAAATGATAAGTTACGTACTAAACCGGACGGTTCCAACCTTTATGGATTTTCTACCTCAGACTACCCAGAAGGCCAAACGATAGATACGGAAGGTGCAGTTACTCCTATTGAAATTAATGCCAGCATGTTCGGAAGTCTAGATAGTGTAGTTCCAACTCTTGATGAAGTTCGTATTTCTATACAATACGGACAGTTTCAAGCAATTAAAAAGCAGAATGGAGATGAAATTCAGAATCATGCAGTTTATTTATTTCGAATTGCAAGAAAAGCTCCTGGAGCCACTTCATTTGAAAACTATAAAGCTGTTTTTAAAACGCCCCAAGGTGCTGGACAACCTACTATCGAGCATCGAGGAAAAGATAAAAGTGCAGTTTCTTTCGAGCACTATATTGATTTATCTTTTATTAAACCTTTTGTAGACTTTAAAATACAAATTTTTCGCTTGACTCGTCATAAAGGTCGAGGCATAATGGAAGGAGGGGGGGATCACTTTCCTGATTATGATTCAGATCAAGGCGATACAACTTCCCAAATTTCAAACTTAGTTGCGATAAATAAAGATAAGTTTTCTTACCCTTATACGGCACATGCTGGTCTATTTTTAGACTCTCGTGAGTACTCTAGTGTTCCAAAAAGAAGCTATGAAATGAGAGGAATGAAAGTAAAAGTTCCTCAAGGATACAAACCTCGAGAGCACTCAGGAATTACAGAATCTAAAACAAATGATGCAGGAACTAGTGCAAGTTATAGTGTGCCTACCTATCCGGAATTTTGGAACGGTAATTTAACTGAAGAACTTTATTATACAAATAACCCTGTATGGATCTTTTTAGATATTATTACAAATGATCGATTCGGGGCAGGAGACTGGGTAAAAACATCAGATATAGATATATATTCTCTATATCGAGTATCAAAATATTGTGATGAGCTAGTACCCGATGGAAAAGGGGGCTTTGAACCTCGTTTTACAGCTAACTTATACCTTTCAAAAGCTACTGATGTTTACAAAGTTGTAAAAGATATGGCAACAGTTTTTACTTCTTTAGTTTATTGGATGGATGGACAGTTAACTACAATAATGGATGCTCCTGGCGACCCTGTTTACAGTTTTTCTCAGGCAAATGTTGTCGATGGACAGTTTGTGTATGAGAGCACCGGTCAAAAAACAAGAACAAATCAAGTTGTAGTCACTTGGAACAATCCAGAAATTGGGTATGAAAAAGTGCCTCTTATTGTAGAAGATAGAGACGCTATTGTATCTTCTGGAAGAATTATAAAAGAAAATGCTGTTGCTTTTGGAGTTACTTCAGAAGGGCAGGCACGAAGATATGGAAAATGGAAACTATTTACTGCCCAAGGACAAACTGAAATTGTCTCATTTAAAACTTCTTTTGAAGGTTTATTTCTAAAGCCCGGAGATATAATTGAAGTACAGGATGCCGCACGTTATGGTAAATCTTTAAGTGGTCGTACTTCTTCAGCAACTACTACTTCTGGAAATCATGTTGTTACTTTAGATCGAGAAGTTACTCTAGATACTACAACTTTTGATTATAAATTAAATATTCTTATAACAGAACCTGCTGCTTACTATCTTGGTGAAGATAGTATTACTGTTGATCATGGCTCAGGAAGCAGTAGTGATAACCAAATTTTAACAAGAGGGGAGAGAATACTAAAAGCATGGGTAAGAGATACTTCTTCAGGAAGCAGAACTCTTGGAGTAATAGACACTAAAGAAAAAGCTGCAAATGCATATACAGAAGAAACAGGCGGTCAGTTAATTGAACTTAACTGGAAGAAAGACTCTTTTGTAGAAACAAAAACAGTAAGTAGTTTTACTGTAACCGCTGGAAAAACACAAATAACGGTTGATGGCACTTTCGATACACTTCCAGATCCTAGCTCTATTTGGATGCTTGAAGAAACGGCAACAGATGGCGGCCTACCAAGTAAATCTTCCCCTGATCTATATAAGATTTTAGGTATTGCACAAGATGCAAAAAATGTATATAGCATTTCTGCAGTAGAGCATTTAAATAATAAATATGCTTTTATTGATGATCCTGATGCAATACTGGATATTCCTGACGATGTTTATGCTCCGGAACCCCAAATAGTTCCTGCTCCTACAAATGTATTTATTCTTCAAAACTCTAATGCCTCTAGACCTAATGAAGAAATTATAATCGAGTGGGAATACCCTGAATTTGATGCAAGCGGCAATCCTATAAGCAGGTTCTTAGATAGTTTCGAAATTTTACATACAGTTCCTGATAGAGAAAATACGTTCAATCTAGGGAAAAATGCAAGACGTTTTTCTTTACGAGATGTACCCGATGGAACATATATGTTCCGAATACGAGCTATTTCCGTATCTCAGCATAAGTCTGCATGGACTTCTTCTCGATATGTAGTTGAAGACCCTTTTGATGACAGTGTAAATAGAAATAAGGGAATACAAACAGAAGGGTTGGCTTCAAGTATTCCATTTGTAACAAATGAGACTGAAGCAACTGGAAACTTTAGAGGGGTATTTGACTCGAGTATTGGAGGGTTTGTTTCCGGTAGTAATGATGATGGATACAAAGTCAAAGATATTGTTATAACAGGGGGTGCATACTATTATTTACCTACTGAGGGTACCCCCACGGATATTAGTACTTGGAAAGACTATCGTGGAGGAATTCTAAAGTTTAGAGAAGATACAAATCCTGTACTCGCGCCCAGCCGTTCTAGAAGAGAGGAAGCAGTAACTCTTGACGCAAATACTATTTTTGATGTAAATATATTACGCAGTAAAACATGGCCAGGAGTTATCACAACTAACAGTAGATATGCTGAAGTAGTACTAGACCACAGTACAGCTAGTGATAGTTCTGCTTCAACTCCTGCTTTTCGTTTACTTCATGCAAAATATGATGCAGATTTAGCAATTTTTTACTGGTATGATATAAAACATTTTATGGATAGTTCAAATACTGGGTTATCTAAGTACTGGACTAATACATCCGCAACAATAAAATTCGTAGACGGAAGTAATAAAGTAACTCGTGACTCTGGTAGCTATTCTTTTACTGATTTAAATAATTTAAATAAAATAATTTTTGCAAAACAACTTCAAAGTGGAACAACTGCTTTTACTTCTGGAACTAAAACTATTTCTAGTTTAGCTACGAGTACAGTAGCTGACTTACAAATTGGTTCTGTTATAGAAATCTCCTCCACAACGGGAAAAAATACTGGACGATTTCATGTAGCTAGCATACCTAGTACAACTTCTATCACAGTAGAAGAAGCTATAGTAACTGAAAATCCAAATGTAACAATTCATTTAGTAGTAACTGCAGCTAGGGTTGCCTATGTAAAAAATGCTACTGAATTATTTTTGGACAGAAAAGTAACTTTGCCTCCGGGCGCTTTGGATAACAATGGCGATCCTGAAGCTCTTCAATTGTGGGTTCAAAACTATGCTCCGGATTTTAGAAAAGATGTTATATTAGGTAGACTTGCAAATACTACAACTAATGGTACAGGAAATTTTAGATTTCAAAGTTTTCTAACTATTGATCCTAGCCTTCAAGGGGATAGAGCTATTCTTCTTGATTTAAATGAGTCTTTTTTACAATATAATCCAGATGAAGAATTAATCTTAGCTCCTCCAAAGTTAGAATTAATTGCTACTGCAATTGGATTTGATGATCCTCTATTTAAAGTTGACTATAATAATACGGAGCCTTCGGGGTCTCCTATGCCTTTACGAGCTGAAGATACTTCTTTTCAAAATCCAACTGCAGGCTTATTTACATTCAAAGCAGATATTTGGAATGGAACTAATACACTTCCTTTTGATGACGCCGACGCAATACAAATAAGAGTACAAGTAATTGAAAAAGAAGATCAAGGAGACGGGGATAAAACAGTTACTGAAACAATAACACTGGCAAAAGTTGGTGATGTTGCAGCAGGGGAAGGAAGCCGTTCGGTCTTAATAGAGCTTTCAGATTATGATGTTCTTTATGATCAAAATGGAACAAATCCTGCTTTTACTCCTTCTAGTTCAGGATCTGGAAAAATACGACTTACAGGCACAGCCTCTCCTGGGTTCGCAGATCCTATCTTTCGATTCAAGGTAGGTGGCGCAGTAGTTAGAGCAGATGCATATCAAAATGGTGACTGGTTTGACCCGGGCGGAGATATTGCTAATGTTAACTGGCCTGTTCCAACGACTCTATACGCAAATAATGCATTTACTTGGACAAACAAAAATGGTGGCAGTAAAAATGTAGTTGTAGAAGTTGCAGAGAAGCCAGATAATTGGACAGCAGCAGCGCCTTCAAGCGGTACAAATACAAATGAGCCTCCAACAGACCAAATATTTGCAAAAGATGTTGATAATATTCTTGGTTTACGTGCTGGCCATAACGGTATAACAGTAAACTTTATTAATGATAGTCATATAGTTCCGTGTGACGGCGATGGAGACGTAATAAATAATAGCGATGGTACTGTTCCTTTATCTGGGGCACAGATAAAAGTATTTAAAGGAGCAACAAAGCTACAGTATATAGCTTCTGGAGTTCCTACGGGCAGCCAGTTTACTATTCCTAGTTCGGGCATTACTACTACAGATACAGCTCTTTCAGCAACTGCAAATGGAATAACTGTGGGTGCTATAAGTACTACTACACCTTCCGGAGAGGTAGCCCATGCTATAATAGCCGACCATAAATTTAAAGGAAAAATAGGTGACCCATTTGAAAACACAGAAGCAATTACTTATCCACTTACTATAGGAATGTCTGCAGGAGAAACTGCTGTAAGCATGTCGGTTACTCAAACTTTTTCTCTTGTAAAGGACGGAACAAAAGGAACTACAGTTGGACAAGTTTTTCTTTATAAAAGATCGGTTAATGCCCCAAATCAGCCTTCCTCAAGTTTTCCCAAAGTAAAAGTTAACTTAGCAACAGGTTTAATTGATCCAACTGGAACTGATGATAATAGTAATGCAGTTTATGCAGGAGGCTCTGTCAGTGCTGATGAAGGCTGGTATAGCACTGCAAATGCTGCTTTTGCAGCATCAGGAGCTTCTGGAACTATATGGATAGTTGCAGCAACTGCAAATGGAACAGGAAATTTTGACTATATTGTTAATACAGAGTGGACAACTACAGTTCAATTCACAGGAGATGATGGACTTAGCACCGCAACTGTAGAACTTTTTCAAGCAAATAACACAGAAAATACTGCACCGAATCTTCCTGGAGATTTGACTTATACCTTTAATCCTCCAGGGCTATCCACACCTTCGGGCTCTCTGGGACTTCGAGGCTGGAGCGAAACAATGCCCGGCCCTACTGTAAGCACTCAGTATGTTTGGAGAACAAGTGCAGCAGCAGTTTCAACTGGAGCTACTGCTACAATTGATGGTGTTGATAGTGGAGTAAATGCTGATGGTCAAGACTGGTCTACTCCCGTTCTTATTGCAAGATATGTAGAGGCAAGTTTATTTAGTGTATCTCCAGAACATCAACTTTTTGTCAAACAGAGTAATGGAACAATAGAGCCTTCAGCTATCAAAATTACTGCAAAAAAGACAAATGTTACCGGAACAGTAAATTGGAGTGGTGCAACATTTTATACAGCAGAAACTGGCGGTAGTACAACTACCACAGGCGATGTAGTATATATTCGAGCTTCAGATTTAGCAGCAAATGCATCTTCAGTTACTGTAACAGGTACGGTCTCCTATCAAGGAGCAACGTTTACAGATATAGAAAGTATTGAAGTAGTAGAAGATGGCGCTGCAGGAGCAGATGCAATTACTATATCTTTAAGTAATGATAATGTTATTCTTACAGCGGATAAAGACGGAGGGGTTAGTGATTTTTCAGGCTCTCAATGTACTGTAACTGTTCGTGAAGGAGCTACAAGTCTTACACCCGTAACTTCATCTGCTGGTAACGGTCAATATACAGTATTAGCATCAACAAGCGGTATTACTGCAGATACAACATATGGGAGTACAGATATAAGCGGAGGCTCCGTATCTTTTGGAGTTGCAACTGCTATTGGAAGTAGTACAGATACTGCTACAAGAACTTTTAGTGTTACAGGTAAGACTGAAGATGGAACTAATTTTACTGCGTCAAAAGTTCAAGGATTTTCAAAAGCAAAACAAGGCCTGCCGGGAACAAGCACAACTGGAGAGCCAGGACAAAGAACAGTATCTGGAGTTGTATACTATCAAACTGCAGTTACTGATAGCAATGTTCCGGATGTTCCAGCACTAACTGGTTTTAGTGCCAACTTTACTGACGGTACTTTTACATATGCTTCTGGCTGGGGAGCTGTTCCCCCAACAGCAACTCCAGGAAGTCAAACAAGCTATTACTATTTTCATTTAACAATTTCTGAAAGTGGGAATTACACAAGTAATGCTTGGGATGATGTTGATAAAACTGCTTCACCGAGTGTAGGAAGTGATTGTATTAAAGGTATTGGGTTTACAGGACTTGTAACTTTTAGTGGTGATAACTTAATTAGTGGGAGTACTACTTATAATCCTATTAAGTATATAAATGGTACAATATCCGGCGAAGCTAGCGTAACACAAATAAATGGAGCAGCCATTAAAACAGGAACTATCCAGGCAGATAGATTTATTTCTACTCCTCTTCTGGCTATAGGATCTCTAACTCCTGGCTCCAACGGTACTTTAAGTGTTACTGATCTAGAAGGCTCGAATGGTTTAAATCTCGGCACTTTTGCAAAGTTAAGTAGTTTATCACTAGGTAGCGCTTCTTTAACTGGAAGCCTGCCCGAAAGTCAAGGAGGAACAGGAGCAACTTCTTATTCTGCAGCTTTTAGTAGTGCTTTCAATGCTGCAGGAGGAGTATTTGAAGCAGATATTTTTGATGGAGACCCAAGCAATTCAAGCACTAGACTCGTAGGTGCTTTTAAAAATACAATAAATGCTTCTGGTATTGCTCTAGAAGCCGACATTTTTAACGGAGACCCTTCGGGTACTGCAGGTACTAATAGCTTTACAACTCAATTTAAAGCACAACTAAGCGCTTCTGGGCTATTTTTAGATCAAACCTCAGAAAACAATTATTTAAATACTGAAATTACAGCAGGGTCTATTCAGCTTGGGAACGTTCTAAATGCCAATGCCGCGGGCCAAGTACAGGGGGCCTTTAGTGCGTCAACATCAATTACCTCAGGAAAGATTACATTATCAACTGAATCCGGAAGTAGTGGAGGCACAATAGATCTTGATTCTACTAATAAACAGATAATTATAAAAGATGGAAGCGGAAATTCAAGAGTAATACTTGGAAAATTATCATAACCACCAAAAAAATAACACTTGACATAAAATGTCCCTTTTGTTATAATTTCATCATGGAGAACTTTAAATGAGCGCAGCTACTTACAACTTATTCATTGACCAAGGATCCGACTTTGCGGTTGATTTAGTAATCAAAGAATCGGGAACTGCTAAAAATTTATCTAACTACGCAGGTCGTGGACAGCTGCGCTCGTCTCATACAGCGACTGCCGTTTCGGGGTATCTTAAAGTTACAGTAACTAATGCTTCTACGGGGTCTCTTAAAGTGGAGCTTCCCAATGGAAATTGGACAGATTCTTCGGGCGTTACTCGAAGTGGTTCAAAAGATATACCGGCCGGTCAATATGTATATGATGTAGAAATATTTACAAGCAGTGATGCGGTAGTAAAAAGAATAATTCAAGGAAATGCTACAATAAATCCTGAGGTTACTAGATAATGTCCACAGTTTCTACAGTAATTGAAGTAACTGAAAGTGTGTCAGAAATTGCTGCAACAGGCGACCAAATATCTATAAATCTTACTGACGACGTTACTACTATTCAAGCATATAATTTAGCAGTGCCTACGGCAGTTCCTGGAGTGATAGACGCTTCCAGTGTAACAGTACAAGCACACAATACAATCCCGTCTGGATTCTTAGACGAGGCACTAAAGATTTTAGCTGACCAAAGTTTTCGTGGTACTTCTGCACCTAGCGGTGATAGAGTGGAGCAAGGGGACATTTGGTACGAAACTGATACAGAAACTTTATACATCTACAGAGAGGTCTCGCCGGGTACATTTGAATGGCAACCCATAGCAATCGGAGCCGCAGACTCAGACACATTAGATGGAGGGCTTTACTAAGCCACAGGAATTTAAATTATGGCATCCACACAAACCATAAAAATTAAACGTTCTACCGGCTCTTCGGCCCCGTCTACGTTGGCTTCAGGTGAGCTTGCTTATACAAAAGGAACGGATACATTTTATATCGGAGACCCGGGAGCAGCAAATACTCCAATTGCCGTAGGCGGTGCAATTAAAAATAATGCGGGAGCTCCTGTACTTGCAACAGGTATTACAAAAGGCGAGATTCAACAACTGCTGGATATAGAGCCTGGAGTAGATACTCTTGTACATGATGCAAACTTAGCCTCTTTTGTAAGTGCTTTTACTTTACCGACTTCAGACGGTTCTAACACTCAAGTATTACAAACAAATGGTAGTGGTACATTATCTTTTGGAAGCGTTTCTACTTCGGATGTGGACGTAAGTGTTGCAAATTTGCGTACTCGACTTACTGCAATTAGTGATAGCACTACTATTGGTGATGGTACAGATGTTACTATTACAATGGCTGGGGGTCTTACTGTAACTGGAAATCTTACGGTAAATGGGACTACAACTACTGTAAACTCTACTACCACGACTGTAGATGACCCAGTATTTACTCTTGGTGGCGATTCTGCGCCTGGATCTGACGATAATAAAGATCGTGGTATTGAATTTCGATATCATACTGGATCAGGTGCAAAATTAGGTTTCTTTGGATTTGATGATAGCACAGGTAAGTTTACTTTTATCCCAGATGCTACAAATTCTTCAGAAGTATTTAGTGGTAGTACTGGTATTCTCGATGCAAATGCTGCGGGTTTAGATGCTGCTAGTGTTACAGAGGCAACTGCGGCTGTTAACACTGATTACTTATTTTTCTTTGATGGAGGTGCTTCAGGTACTTCTGCAAAAGAATCAATCGTAGATTTCATTTCTAGTATTTCTGGAACGAATGTTACGGCCTCAAACGGCCAAGTAACTGTTGCAACTGCAACTGCTTCTACAAAAGGCGTGGCGTCTTTTGATTCTGGACAATTTGATGTATCAACAGGGGCAGTCACTCTAAATACAATTGATGGCGGCACCTACTAAGGAGCGGTACAGTGGCAACGAATCAAGTAATAAAATTAAAAAGAGGTACCAGTACTCCTACTACTAGTAATATTGCTAGTGGTGAAGTTGCTGTAGATACTTCTGCACAAAAACTTTTTATAAATGATTCTGGTACAATAAAAGAGTTAGGAACTTCTGAGGCTCTTTTATCAAGCTCTACGGTTGCTATTAAAGAATTTGAATATACGGCCAGTGGCAGTCAAACAACTTTTAGTGGTAATGATACAGGATCACAAAGTTTAATATATACAGCTGGATCTATTATGGTATTTCTTAATGGAATATTACAAGATGATTCTGTGGACTATACTGCTACAAATGGAACTTCCGTAGTATTTACGACAGCATTAGCTGCAAATGATGAAGTTCGCATTTTAACTTTTGGAAGCACGGTAGATAGTGTTACTCCTACAAAGCTGGATGCTATTAGTACTGTTAATAATCAAGCGGCATACTCTATGACAGTAAGTAGTGCTGCCTATACTCCGTCACATCAAAATGCATTGATTGTATCAGTAAATGGTATAACACAAGAACCTGGAGACTCTTTTACTATATCTGGATCAACAATTACATTTGCTCCAGCTCTTGTTACTGGCGACGTAATTGATTATATAATAGATTTAGGAAGAAAACTAACTGTAAATTCTGTACTGGATGATGCAACCGCATTGGCGATTGCTTTAGGATAAAATTATGGCAAATACTTTTAAAAATGCTTTTGCAGCAAGCGTAAGCAACTCTTCTTTTGTAGATTTGTATACTGTTCCTGCTTCCACGACTACAATAGTTCTTGGGTTAACTCTTTGCAATAAAACAGCGAGTTCTGTAACTGCAACAGTTCAGTTTCAAGATACCTCAGCTTCAAATGCAGATTTTCAGGTAATCGATACAGTTAGTATACCTGCCAGGACGTCTTTAGAATTGCTGAGCGGGCAAAAGTATGTTCTTGAAGCTACAGATGTTCTGCGTGTAAAAGCAGGAACCGGGTCAGCACTTGATGCAACTCTTGGTATTATGGAGATTACATAATGGCTTTTATTGGCATACAGCCGGGGACAGCACCAGCAGTAGTAGAGGATACTACCCCTCAACTTGGGGGCGATTTGGATGTAAATGGAAATGGATTAGTTAGTGTATCAAATGGTAATATTGCAATTACTCCAAATGGTAGCGGTCTTGTACGCCTCGATGGTAACGTAGATATTCAATCTGGAGAAATTGTACTTAAAAATTCAGGTTCCGTTTCAAATATTAAATTTTATTGTGAATCCAGTAATGCACACTATACTCAATTACAGTCTGCCGCTCATAGTGCTTATAGTGGTAATGTAACTCTTACGCTTCCAACCGGCACTGACACTTTAGTGGGTAGAGCAACAACAGATACATTGACCAACAAAACTTTAACATCTCCTAAAATAAACGAGAATGTAGCGGTTACTGCAACCGCTACGGAACTTAATCTTCTTGACGGTGTTACTGCTACTACCGCAGAGCTTAATTACTTAGATATTGCTACGCTTGGGTTAACGGCGGCGTCTAAGGCTGTAACTGCGGATGCAAACGGAGTTGTAAATTTTGATAAAGGTACTGTAAGTAAGTCTACAGCGATTACTTCAAGCTCAAATGCTGCAACTTTAAATTTACAACTTGGAGATAACTTTACACATACTTTATCAGAAAATGTAACTTATACATTTAGCAATCCAGGAGCATCAGGTAAGCCTACTATTTTTAGTCTAAAAGTTATTCAAGATAGTAGCGCACGAACAATTACTTGGCCTTCTAGTGTAGACTGGGCGGCCGCGACTGCTCCAACTATAACAGCTACAAATGCTGGTGTAGATGTATTTGTATTTATAACTTATGATGGTGGCACAACTTATTACGGCTTTACTGCTGGACAGGCGATGGGCTAATGAGTAACGGAGCCTTAAAACTACTTGCGGCGGCGGCTGGCAATGCCGGCGCAAGTTTTGACGCTGTTGATGTTTTTTCACCAACAACTTACACAGGCAATAGCTCCACTCAGAGCATAACCAACGACATTAATCTTTCTGGCGAAGGCGGTCTTGTTTGGATTAAACAACGCGACTCAATTAGAAATCATTTTTTGGTAGATACCAATCGGGGAGTTAACAAGACCCTTAACTCAGACAGAACTGCCGTCGAGCAAACTACAGCAAATTCTGTAACTGCTTTTAACTCAAACGGTTTTTCGCTGGGCAGTGAAGCCGGTGTAAATGAATCAAGCGGTAATTTTGTTTCTTGGACATTTCGCCAAGCGCCGGGATTCTTTGACGTAGTAACTTGGATTGAAGACGGCTCAACAACAGCAATATCCCATAATTTAGGAGCCACTCCACAACTAGCTATTGTCAAGGCATATCATGACACTCGTTCCGGTGGCCCTTATATAACCACTAGTAATTGGTCGGTGGACGTCCCTCTTATAAACAAAAGGGGGTATTTTCATTTAACCGCCGCATTGGAAAACGGTCTTTCATTTGGCACTTATTCGTCTACTTCTGTTAGTAACTTTGGTGGTGGTACTGAAGAAATAAAAAAGGTTGCGTATCTCTTTGCTACGGTAGATGGCATATCTAAGGTTGGCACTTATACGGGCAGTGGATCCACTCAGACTATAGACTGTGGTTTTAGTAGCGGGGCTAGGTTTGTAATGATTAAGCAAACAAGCGGGTCGGCTAACTGGTTTATATGGGACAGCGCCAGAGGGATTACATCGGGTCTTGATAATTATCTGATTGTTAATCAGACTGCGGCAGAAACAACAAACTCGCCAGTGGATGTTAACCCACAATCAAGCGGGTTCGAGGTGTTTGGAAATGATAGCGACAGCAACAGAAGCAGTGAAACTTACTTATTTTTAGCAATCGCATAGGAGATAAAAAATGAGCGAATATAGAATACGAGCAAGCGGAGAGCTCAAATCCAAAACAGATCTCCGACTTGAGAATAGAAATGTTTCTTTTCCAAAAGTATGGAATATAAATGTATTTGAAGCTTTAGGAATTGATCCTGTGCTTGCTGCACCCGCTCCGACCCCGAGTGGAGAATTTAAAGTAGTTGGCAGAAATGGGGCAGTACAAGATTCTAACGGAAACTGGGTGTATGCGTGGGTTGAAAGAGAAATGTTTACAGAATACACAGATGAAGAAGGGAATGTACAAACTGTATCTGCACAACAAACAGCGCATACAGCTAGAATAAACAATGAAAAAGCAATTCAAGAACGCTCTACACGAGACAACTTACTCAAAGAAACAGACCATTTTGCACTTTCAGACGTAACAATGGCAGATGCAATGAAAACATACAGACAAGCACTTCGAGATGTGCCGCAGCAGTCAGAGTTTCCAAATAACATAACCTGGCCTACAAAACCGGAGTAATAAATGTCAAAGTCAAAAGGCAGACTAGTTGCAGAATTTTTAAGAGGACTTAATAGCGACGGTAAGTTAGCAGATGCCGCATCTCAAATTGCGGATTCAACTATTACTTCATCAAAACTAGCTCCTGCTTCATTAGTTACTGAATCAGAGGGTATTGGAAATAATGATAATGATACTACTTTACCTACCTCTGCCGCTGTTAAAGACTATGTTGATAATAATGCAGGAGGCTCAGGCGCTGGTGTAACTGTATACTCTACTCTGGACAACTTACCCGCCCCCTCTTCTGTATCAGAAGGCTCCATGGCTCTAGTTGATTCTACAAATCGTTTATATATTCAGAGCGACAATGGTTGGTACAATATTGCGCTAATCAATACAACCCCAACTATTAGTGGGGCTAATGCCGCTTATTCGCTAGCAACGGATGGTACAGCAACTATAGTTACAATCGTTGCAACTGATCCGGAAGGATTGCCGGTTACTTTTAGTATTGCTTCAGATACGTCTGGCAATGTTGCGGCTGTAACTCAGGGAACGGGATCAAATACAAATGTATTTACTATTACACCCTCTACAAATACTGATAACTCGGGTTCGTTTAGTTTAACATTCCGTGCTTCAGATGGTGTTAATATCGCAACAGCGGCATCTACTTTTACTCTTGAATTTATTTTGCAAATTCCTGATAGTAAGTTTACTACGTCACTAATTACAGCTGCTGGGGGTAATAATGCTAGTGCCTTGAATAATAGTTTTGTAGACTCTAGTTCTAGTACACATACTGTTACCGCTTCCGGAGACGTATTTCAACGCACAGTTAGCCCTACCCGGTCTGGGGGGTATTCGACTTATTTTGATGGTACCGGGGACTATTTAGAAACTCCTACAAATATTTCATCATTTCAAGTTGGTACTGGGCAGTTTACTTTAGAATGTTGGTTTCAAGTTAACGCAGATACACAGTATACTCTTCTTGCTCTTATGAGTGGTTCAACTAATGTAATGAACATTTTTTATTACCACACAAATGATAGTATTGGTATAGTCGACTCAGATTGGTTAACAGGAAATGTAGGAAGTGGTACCAATCACGATATTATTGATTTAAATAAGTGGTATCATTTAGCCCTTGTTAGGGATGCCTCTACTTTATATTTATATATTGACGGGGCTTTAAAATATAGTGCGTCAAATAGTACTAATTATGCTAATAATAGAATTAGAATTGGGTCACATCAATATGGTAATAATTTAAATGGCTATATAAGAGACGTTAGATTTGTAAAAGGTACCGCTGTATATACTTCTGCATTTACCGCACCTACAGAGCCTTTAACAGCAGTAACAAATACTAAGTTACTTACTTGTCATTTACCTTATATTGCGGATGGTTCCACAGATAAGCATACTATAACTTTAGCTGGAGATCCAGTTACAGAACCTTACAGCCCTTACGACTACCTTGAATATGCAGCAGCAACCCATGGGGGTTCAATGGACTTTGATGGTACAGGAGACTTTCTTCGAGTTGCTAATAACAACACCGCTATGGATTTAACGACGTCTGGTTCTTGGACCTTAGAAGCGTGGTACAAACTTGAAGCTACTAATGAGGGTAATAACATAGTCCAACGCGGGGGAGGTTCCGGCTCTGCTTGGAGTGGTAGCGCTGGGGTAGCTTATACTTTGCAAACTAACGGTTCTGCAGGAATGTCGTGGTATTGGAATACTGGGGGCAGTAACGGCGGTTTCTCAAGTACTTCTACTATGGTCGTTGGTCGTTGGTATCATATTGCAATATCCCACAATGGTACTACAACCGCGATGTTTATAAATGGCATTAGAGAGAGCACCACGACACCAACATATGCACAGCCGACAACAAGAGACATTTTTAATGTTGGGTCGGCCTGTGTAGGGGGTAGTGGTGCTTCTGGATATTTTAATGGAACTATATCACAATTTCGAATTGTAAATGGTACTACTGTATACGACCCTACGCAAACTACCTGTACGGTACCAACTACAGCACTTACTGCAATTACTAACACAACTGTCCTTCTTAGCGGAACAAATGCTGCAATCATCGATAAGGCACAACAAACCGAAAAAATTATACGGCAAGGTGACCCAGTAACTTCTACTACTTATGCTAAGTATCTCACTTCATCAATGCACTTTGATGGTAACGATTATCTAAAAATGGACGGTGAGGGGCATGCTAATTTTGGCACAGGTGATTTTACTGCAGAGGGTTGGTTCTATGTTACTAGTTTACCCGGAAGCGGAACAATTTATTCTATAGTCGACGCTCGTAATGGTAACACATCAACCGGATGGACAATGGGATTGAACGCTTCTGGACAAATATATGTTTATTCGGGCTCACAAATCGTTGGTGTTGGAGGATCTGTATCGACCGGTACTTGGTACCACTGGGCGTTTTCTAGATCCGGTAATACGGGTAAAATGTTTTTAGATGGAACTCAAGTAGGAACTACTAATAGCAGTATGACTAATAACTTTAGCGATACACAATACAGAATTGGTGCTAGCCATAATGGGGGTGAAACTTTTACTGGTTATCAATTTGATGTTCGTACTACTAAAGGTAAAGCAAGATATACATCTAACTTCACTCGACCCTCAGCAGCTTTAGAGGCTTAAAAAAAGGGGCTATTCAGCCCCTTCAGATACCGGCTCAGGTGTAACTTGAGGTTGAGCCTGTGATTGAATCTTCGAAATAACTGCCATACTTGCTTTTGCAGGCAGTTCCCCCAAAGCATTTAGCACAATATTTACTTCATCTAAAGAAAGATCAAGATTAATGCTTTCGTTCGCCATAATAGGTTCCTATTTAAATATATCTTGCCAATTTCCGGTAGTGCTCGCGCGTGCATACTCGGTGGCACGGTTTTCAAAAAAGTTAGTATGCTCTACCCCGTTTAACATATAATCTAGCCAGGGTAGAGGATTCTCTTCGCTTCCAAAAATCTTTTTCATACCCAAACCAAGAAGTCTACGATCTGCAATGTATCGAATATATTCTTTTATTTCTTGTGCTGTTAGATCTGGCACTTCTGCGCCTTCAAAACACAAGTCGATAAAAGCATCCTCTAGTTCTACTGTGCGCTCTGCTGCACAATAAATTTCATACTTTAGATCATCATTCCACAGTTGCGGGTTTTCTTGAATAAATGTACGGAATAGTTGGCTCATGCCTTCGACGTGTAATGTTTCATCACGAACTGACCATGTTACTATCTGTCCCATACCCTTCATCAAGTTATGTCTTGGAAAGTTTAATAAAATTGCAAAACTACTAAACAACTGTACTCCTTCTGTAAATCCAGAATAAATTGCTAAAGTTTTTGCAATATCTATAGGAGTATCCATCCCAAAATTGGATAGATGCTCATGCTTATCCATCATTGCTTTATGCTCAAAGAACTTTTGGTACTCGTCGTCCCCAAAGCCAAGAGTTTCTAGTAAAAGTGAATAGGCTTCTTGATGTACTGCTTCCATTGCTGCAAAAGCAGACAGCATCATTCTTACTTCAGGCTGCTTAAATGTTGGAAGATAATGCTTGGCATATCCACAACAAACATCTACGTCAGCTTGAGTAAAGAATCTAAAAATCTGATTAATAAGTCGACGATTCTCAGGAGTCAACTTATCTCGATAGTCTCGTAAATCATCTGCAAGATTAACTTCATCAGGCAACCAGTGCATATGTTGTTGAGTCTTATAGTGTTCGTAAGCCCAAGGATAATTAAAGGGCTTATAGTATTCTCTTTCTGTTAGTAAATTCATTATTTATCCTTCACACGCTAAACACGCGTCTTCTTCTATACTATCGAAGATATACTGACGAAGTGCTTCGTCCGATACATTTTCTGCCCTTTTATACGCTTCACTACGCAAATAGTACAGAGTTTTTACTTTCTTTTTCCAAGCCATCATATGAATGGCATGAAGCTCTTGCTTTGACACATTTGCAGGAAAAAAGACATTTAGGGATTGACTTTGACAGATATATTCTTGTCTATCGGCTGCAAGATCAATAACCCATCTTTGGTCAATTTCAACTGCGGTTTTGAATACGTCTTTCGTCCAATCATCCAAAAAGTCCAAATGCTGTATTGAGCCGCCGTTCGTAATAATTCCTTTCCATACTTCATCATTATCCTCTCCTAGCTCCTGCAAAATATGCTCTAAGTACTCATTCTTTTGTAAACTAGAGCCTGACTTAGTTTTTTGAGTAAATGCATTAGCCCGATAAGGCTCAATACTGGGACTAGTATTACCGCATATAATGCTAGAGCTAGCATTAGGAGCAACAGCCAAGAGATGCACATTACGAACTCCATAGCCGACAGCATCAGGAGCTTCACCGCGTTCTTCAGCAAGTTTACGAGTTGCATTTTCTGCCTCCGATTTTATATGCCGAAACATTCTCATGTTTGCACTCTTTGCCATTACACCCTCAAAAGGCATATGATGTCTTTGAAGGTATGCATGAAACCCCATTGCACCTAGACCAATACTTCTTTCTTGCATTGCACTATATGCAGCTCTCCATAACTCTCTCGGAGCGTTCTCAATAAAGTAACTAAGCACATTATCTAACATATTTACTAAATCCGGAATAAAATTCGGATCGTGTTGCCACTCATCAAACTCTTCTAGATTTACGCTTGAAAGACAACATACTGCGGTACGATCTTCATCTGTGGCAAGAGTAATCTCGCTACACAAATTTGAATGATTTACTTTTAATCCTTTCTCTTTCTGACACTCAGGCAATCCATTCTGCACTGTATCACCAAACATAATATAAGGCTCACCAGTTTCTACACGATTCTGAATAAGTTTTACCCAAAGTGTTTTTGCGGATACAGTCTTTACAACTCTACCAGAATTAGGATCCTTCAAATCCCAGGAATCATCAAAACCCTCTTCCCTGGTGGCACCTTCTATAAGGGCCATAAAGTGATCTGAAACAACCACTCCGTGATGAAGATTAGTAGATTTGCGGTTAATATCCCCTCCAGTAGGTTTGCGAACATCTAAAAACTCCTCAATTTCAGGGTGAGACATATCGAGGTACGCTGCATAGCTACCTCGTCGAGTGACGCCTTGAGAGAATGCAAGCATCTCAGCGTCTACAACTTTCATAAAAGGAATTACGCCAGTACTTTCAGAACCGTTAGATGTCTTACTACCTACGCTTCGTATGCTATTCCAGCAGCCACCAACACCACCACCAACGCTACTGAGAAAAGCATTTTCTGTGTAGTGATTTGTAATCCCTTCTCGACTGTCTTCCACGAAATTAAGAAAGCAGCTAATAGGAAGGCCGCGGGTGGTTCCACCATTAGATAGTATAGGAGTACTAAACATAAACCAGAGTTTACTAGCATAGTCGTATAGTCTTTGAGCATGTTCCTCATCATTTGCAAAGGCTTTTGCCGCTCGTGCAAAAGCGTCTTGGGGAGATACTTCCCCGTCAATCATGTACCGATCTTCAAGAGTTTTCTTGCTAAACTCCGACAGATATCTGTCTCGTCGATAATCTACTGTTACATTAAATGACACTTGTCATTCTCCTTTCAATGTCTGATAAATTATCAGTGCCTATTGCATCATCGCAAAAAGTCATTAAATCCATAAGCTCATAGTTTTGTAAAATCTGTTCTGCATTCTCATTTAAAGACTGAATGAATTTGTATTTACTAGGAATAGGGGCGGCTTCATAAATACTAAAAGCATTTCCGTATTCTTTTATTAACTGTACAGCTCGTTTGGGGCCAATTCCAGGTATGCCCGGAACATTGTCACCTTTGTCTCCTGTGAGGCATTTTAAAGAAATATATTCCTCTGGAGAACATTCATAGTGAGTATTCCAATTTTCTAGCGTGACTTCCTTCCTCGTCACATAAGAAAATCTGCTTACATCCTCTTGAATCAGTAGATCCCAGTCTCTATCACTAGATACTAACCAAATACTACCTAATTCGTACTTTTCTTTTTGTTTTACTAAATGTGCAGCAATATCGTCTGCTTCTACACCCTTATATCTAAGTACCTGGAAGTTATCTCCCACGACTTCGAGGGATGCTTCGTACTCTTCGAAGAACTCTTCGAAAGCGATTCTTTCTTCCTCTGATTGTTCAGCGAACTTGTCTTTTCTATTTTGTTTATACGCTGGGTGGATCTCCTTACGGTAGGTAGAAGAGCCCCAGTCTGCTGCCAATATGACTCGTTCACATTCATAAGATTTCCTTAAGCTTTTTACTGTACTGTCATATTCGTATCGAAAGTCAGTACGTCCTTGATGCTTCCATCTAAAAGCAAGATTGAGTGCATCTACAATTAGGGTGCCATTTTCTACATTAAACTTTTCTTCAAAACTAAATGCCATTTAAAAACCTCGGCTCTTCTTTTTCTAGCCATTCTTCTGCAAGCATTACAAAACAATTTAACCACTCTATACGAATCCAACGATCTGTAGCTGCTTGGGGCGTGTCCTCAAATACTACAAATACTGGTGATCTATTATATTTAAAAAATAGTAGTGGTTCTTGATTCCCTTGCTCTGCCTGCTGCTTTACTTTGTTCCACCAGCGTATAAGATTATTTGTCTTTTTTGCTGTGAAAATTTTATCATTGAGAGGCGACTCTGAATAGTTTTTTACTTCGATACAAAATCTGTTTTTTTCGTGAGGCACATATAAGTCTCCTTTCAAATACTCTAGCGCCCCAGAAGCAGGGACTCTTTCAAACTGAAGCCCTGTCGACTCTCTTAACATATCTCGTACTAAATACTCACCCCGCGCACCTTTTGCTCTACTATCCACCATCGGTAAACTCTTTTAATACGTCAAACTTTTCTTGGGCTTCTGCGAGCTTTGCTACTTGTGTATCAATGGCGTCGAGTATTTCGGGATGCTCTCCAATACCAACTGGGTTTTCCAGATATATCTCGATGTTTGCTTGAGCTTCCTTGATCTTCCCGAAGTACTTCGCCTGGAGGGCTTCCAGTATCAGTGTTTTCATTTTCTTCTTCCTTTTGTTTTGATAGTAACCATGTTCTTCTAGCTGAAGACTGTCGACTCATTCTAGTGCGCTCACATTTTCTCGCTTAACGACTTCGATTTTTTCAAGAAGAGGATGAGTCCAACCATGACTTACTACATAAGTATTTAAGTTGTCTTCTTCAAGTAAAACTTCTACCAGCTTTTCTCTACCTGTTTCGTCGAGTACGTTTATAACTTCGTCCAGAAAGAGTATATTTATTCTGGACTTCGATATGCTACTCATAAGTTTACGAATAGCTATAAGAGTAGCTGTATTTACCCTAGCAAGCTCGCCAGAAGAAAGAGCAAGGATATCCACAATGTTGCCATTATCAGTGATCTGAACGTTGAGTTTATCGTTTGACACAACAAACTCCAAAGTGAATCGCCCATCTGATAGCTCCGCTAAGTATGTATTTACAAGCTCTTCGAGCTCTTTGACTAGATTTTCAATCTTGTATGCAATGAGGCCATTTGTACTAAATGCTTTTTTCAGCACTTCTAAGTTCGAGTACAAAGAATCTAAATTAGAAAGGCTACTCTCTGCTTCATTTAATTGATTGATAAATTCGTCTGTTTGCTCTTGAATTACTTGGATGCGTGTGTTCTGTCGAGTTCGTCTTTCATTTTCCTTTGCCGTGCTCGATATACACTCTTGCACCGAAACCAAGTCAGCTCGTACTCTCTCCAAGCGCCTTTCGAGCTCTCCTTTATCCACGAGGGCCACTGGGAGAGTTCGGTCAACACTTCGGTAGAGGTCTTCCCAATCTCGCTGCATTTTTGTTTTGTATTCAAACTGCTCATTTTGTCGCTTAATTTGTTCAATTCTTGTTGTAATGTCACTCATTTTCTCCTGTGCGTAAGAAATCTTACCCGTCTCTTCCGCAATCAGTGTTTGTTTAAAAGTTTCTGGAACTGTTTGCTCACAAGTTGGGCATTTATCTTCTAAGTCGTGCAACTTTTTAATAAGTTTTCGTGACCCCGTTACGACCCCGTTTAAGGTTCCTAAGTCTGCTTGTAAGCCATCATAGGATTGTTTTTCATTAATTTCGATATTCTGAACTTTATCAATATCAATATCTTTCAACAGCTTTATGTACTGATTATTTTTTGAGATTTTTTTATTTTTTTCGGAAATATTTTCAATTCCCATCGTTAAAGAACGGAAATCCTTCTCAAGTTCTGCCGTATCATTTTCAATTTTTAACATTGGCAGTATGGTTGTATCCTCTAATTTATTATCTGTCAACCATTTTTCTACTGTTGCTATCTTTGATCGAATCCCTGCAATTTCATTTGAAAGCTCTCTTGAGGTATTTTTAAATACTTCAAATAGTTCTACATACTCTTCCAGGTGTAGTAAGTCAATCAAAAACTTTTTACGAGTCGTGTCAGTAGCCGTAAGAAACTGTAGACTGGCATTTGTATTTTGATAGACTAGTTGAGAGAAAGTTTTGAAATCAACACCAAGAATATCTTGAATTGTTTTAAAAGTGTTTGTAGCTGTATGACTAGAAATATCGTCTCCATTTTCTACTAGCTTGACTTTTATACTTGACTTTCTATCAATTTCGATACTATACTCATCCGTATCTTTGGAAAATTCCAAATAGATGTGATAGCCATTGTTTACATAACGATTCGGAATGTCTGCCTTTTTAATACCTTTTGAGTTTTTATTAAATAAGGCTTCCTCAATAATTAACGGTATAGAGGACTTCCCCATACCGTTAGTGCCAATAATTTGAGTTACTGTATTTTCTTGTAGGTCTAATATATTGTTAGAGCCATAGCTAAAACAATTATCCCACTGCAACTTTTTGAGCGTAATCATTAAAAGTACCTACTATACTTTGTATTTTATCTTCTTCTAATTCCAAGATGTATGCAAGATATTCTGCCAACTCTTCTTGGATGCTCATATCTTTTTCTATTACTAAAGTTGCTTCACTACTACGCTTTACAACTTTTTTATCTAACAGCTCACTATTCTTAATAGCGGCTAGATCCTGAATATCTCCTTCTATCTCATAGATTGTATGATGAAAGTCTGTAGGAATCATTTCAGCTGGATCAGATACAGTTTTACGAAGTAACTGTGGTAGATCAAACGGTTCCCATATCCATGACCAATCATTTGGATTAATCAAGATACAGCCTGTCTTTACTTCTGTTCTATGAAAAGAAGTAGTCATAGGCGAGCCAGGGTATACAATATTTTTTTGTGTATTACTATGTGCGTGTAAATCGCCTGCAAAGACGATTGGAAAATCCTCAAATCTGTCTAAGTCCACCTCTGGCTTGACGTGCGGAGGTATCTCCCCTCGTACATGAGTAAAGAGTGGTTCTGTTTGTACAAACTTCTCAATGCTTCCTTTTCTATGTAAGTCGGCGTAAGGAAGAACACCAAAACCAAAATCGGAATCATGATACGAAATATCCACTATTTGTACTAAAGGGTTAATATCTCTACTCACTTGCTTTAGCTGAGTAAAAAATGTTTTGTTCTTCTTTGTAGCTTCATGATTGCCATCATAGATAAGAGTCGGAATCTGTACTTTCCGAATAAACGAAAAGTACAGTTCCAGTTCTTCCATGTTCGGCAGACGGTCAAAAAGGTCTCCACCTATAATATGCATATTGCATTGCTTTTCGAGAGAATGAATCTGCTCAAAAAATAATTTATAACGGTTGAGTGCCCACTCGCGTGGAACATTTTTCTGACCTAGCTTTAAGTGCCAGTCTGCCGTAAAAAGGATCATGAAATAGCAAACTCCGCATCAAGTGCTTCTTCATCAATTTCATTTGTTGCGGGCTGTCGAATACGATCCAACAGCTCTTTTTGAGCATCCGGAGTAGGACGAGGCATAACATCATCCATAGACTTCAAAGATGCTACAAGTTCCGCTTCCTCATCAGTCAGAGCACGGGGCTTGCACTTCAATACTTGAAGCTGATACTCTACATTATAAGCCAGTGGGCCGGTCTTAACTCGCTTGAACTTAACATCCCAACCAGTCTCAGAATCAGTAGGATCTCCAAGATCCTCTGCAGCAGTAAGAATTTGCTCCCACAGCTTCTTCTTTAGATTGATTACTTTGACTTCACCGTTGTGAATGCATTGCATTGCGTAGCTCCAGCCACACTTTAGATCGGGGTAGTACTCACGAACCCAATCTTTTTCTTTGTTGTTGAACCGCTCTTCATTACGATCAAACGACATACACTCCAGAGGAATATTCTTATCGTTTTCGCCTGTAACCCAGTATACATATCGAGCAAGAATATCGCCTACGAGACGTACTGAGTTATCACCATCTTGATAACCAAAAGTGGTGATGTTAGATTTTTGGGCAGCGCCCTTTGACTTGTTAAAGCTTAATGCCATTGTGTTTTCTCCTTTGGGACTTCTTCATATAAAAAATGTATTTCATTATCTTCGATATAAAGTAGCCTATCATCTTCTAAGTGTTCAAAAGGATCTAGTGGACATTCCAAGAGATCTAGCGTTGTTTTGTCGTTGATAAGAAACTCTGCTAAAGACCTCATACTAGCCAAGGCCAAGTACAGAGCAACATCACGACGAGGGTGTCTAAATGAATTATACAAAAGAACATCGGGATGTGCCAAGAACGAATCACCTGTAAAGTTTAAGTCAGAAAAACGGTAAGTAGGATCAAACCTATTTTCCGGTATAGACTTTTTTACAAGCATCTCAAAGATTAAGAAGATTGTACTTGGTTTACCCGATGCTGCGGTAAAGATTTTTTGCCAGTCATATAGAAGCATATATTATACTAAAAATTAAGGTTATTGTCAAGAACTATTTTTCTATGTTTGAGTTATTTTCCAACCCTGCTTTATATAGTAACCCATTCTATTTGAAGCCTGCTTTCGAGCAGTATTTCCTTTTAAGTGAATATCTATTATTACAGGGGTGGGTTTTCCTTCTTGCTCTCGGATAACTCTTCCGATGAGCTGGGTGAGAAGGGGTTCGTTGTTGATAGGGGTACCGAGTATAAGCACAGAGAGGGAATTGACTGAAATTCCTTCACTAAATATCGCTTGAGTACCAAACAGTATGTTTTTATTTCCGTAGTTAATTTCATCAAGAAGGGTTTCACGTTCTTCATGGGGTACTTCTCCTGTTACACAAATTGCAGTTTCTCCAACTAAGGCAGAGCAGTTTTTTAAAAAGCTAACTCGATCTGAAACTACTAACACTTTGTGTCCTTTTGCAGCATAAAAAGAAGATAACATAGAAATCATATGTTTATACTCCTCATCATTTGCAAGACTTGTTACTCTATTTGCCCAAGGTATTCTAGCTCCATCCATAAAACGAACATCTGATTTGATTATATGGACTTTAGGTGTCATAAAATTTTCTTTTGGCGGTTTAAATATCTTACTTCCAAAGTAATCACGAAAAACTACGTGCTTACCATCTTTTCTTTCAATAGTGCCCGATAATCCTATCTTATATCTTGCATAGTTTGTGTCGATAATTTTAGAAAAAGTGGGGCTACTTACATGATGCATTTCATCAAGAATAATTGTACCAAATTGTTTTTGAATCTTTGGAATGTTTCGATAAAGACTCTGTGTATTTCCTATTACAATAGGCGGTTCAATATCAAACTTACCGCTTCCTATGATTCCAGGAGTAAAGCCATAGACTTTCTCTACTTCCTTTGCCCATTGGTTTCGTAATGGTACAGTATGCACGACTACTAACGTTTTTTGTCCTAACCTTCCAGCTATTGCTAGTCCCGTAAAGGTCTTTCCCCAACTTACCCACGCATTGATGATACAGTTATCATCGAGTTCTTCGTAGACGGCTTGTTGAGATTCGCGGAGTACATAGCGAAAATCAGGAAAATCAACAGGCACCAGAGTCCTCTTGTCAACAATTTCATAATGATTAGGTATAAGATCCGTTCTTCCTATTGGAAGAGTTACTAAGTTTTCTCGTATTCGAGCCATATTTTTAATAATGATTGGAGGATCATTAGGATTTCTAGGCATAATTTTATATGTAAGTTCTTTAGAGAGCGCTTCTCTAAACTCACGATTGCATTCTAAATATATACGATTACTAATTACTGCTTTCATATTTTTCTTCTAGAAGGTTTCTGATACGTTTTAGAATAGCAGTACAAAATCCACGGCCAAGATTCGATATGTAAAACACCCGCCCAAGTCATTCCCAAAGGCGGGGGACGAGGAATTGTAAATGGCGACTTAATATCTTTTAGCCACAATATGGAAACTACTCCTTTCTGCTCTACTTTTCTTATCTTATAATACTTTAAAGCAGAATTTCTTGTTTTTTGATAGATAAAAGGAGTACCCTTTGTGTCTATAAAAGTTTTGTCATTCTGCTTTAAAATACCTGTAAGACTGGCTATTGAATGCTTCAACGGAAATAAATCAAATGAAGTTTGTGCACGCCTTATACCAAGAGTTTTTCCTTTTTGATTTCTGTCATCTAAAACTTCATTATCTAAAAATAAGAGCCCGTCTACAAGCTCCCAGTTACTATTGGGAATCTTGTAGACAGGAAATGTTATTTTTGTTAAATTATTGTAGTTTACTATCAAAGATAAAACTTCTCGTATTTACCCATTGAATAGTCTTCTCCGACTTCAAAATCACAACCCACCGGAGCTCCTGGAATAGATATACCTCTATCCATTTGTATAAACTTCTGTAACATTTCTGAATAGAACTCAATCTCATCCTCTGGAACCTCTGCCAAAATCGAGTCATGTACTAAAGCAAAAATTCTTGCCTTCATTCTTTGGCTCTTGATGAACTGTCCCATATCTATGGCACCGAGCAAGTTGATATCACTAGCAGCAGACTGCACCAAAAAATTAAGACCAGACCTAATGCTATGACTCTTGATGCCTGCGTCTGACGATTTGACATTAGGCAACCTCCTTTTCCGGCCAAAGAAACTATAAATAAATCCATTTGCTTCAATAAATTTTTGATTGTTGTCAATCCACTTTCTTAGTTTGTGGAAGGAATCAAAATAGTCATCAATAACTTCTTTTGCCTCTTGTTGGCTAAAGTGCGTACCCGAATCCTTAGTAACTTGCTCACTAATCTTCTTTGGCCCTGCGCCATACATAATACCAAATGTTACTGCTTTTGCAGCCTGTCTTTGTGTTCCATAAAACTCTGCTACCTCTTCTACTTCACAGGATAATTTGAAAACTGTTTTTGCAATTGTACTGTGAAAATTACCACCACTACGAAATACATTCATTAGAGCATTATCTTCTGCAAGTTTTGCTGCAACATATACTTCTGCAGTGGTCAAGTCCATTGCTACAATCTTATGACCTGGAGCTGCTTTAATACATCCTTTTACAATAGGATTATCACGAGGCAACTGCTGCATATTTAACTTACCACTACTGGACAACCTGCCGGAAGTAGTGCCATGTAGATTGAAATTTGTTCTTAAACGACTATCTTTATTTAGCTGTGGAATAATCTTGTCTAAGTAAGTGTTCTTGATTTTTGACTTTTGTCGAATATCCAGAATAAGTCCGGGTACCTCTGATTGTGACTCCAATGCTTTAAGTACTTCTGCATCTGTTGAGTCTGCGCCTGTTCCTGTTTTCTTACCCGTTGGTCTCAACCCTAGATAATCGAATAGTAACTTACGAAGCTGAACAGTGCTATTTGGATTAAACTCTCCATCATTTGACTTCTCAAACTGACGAATCTTTGGGTTCTCATACAGAGAAATGATAGCATTATCAATGTCGTGTTGCATAAGGTACTGAGACTTTTGTAGTCGTCCTGCATCAAAAGGCACTCCATTATCTTGTGTATCAATTAAGAAGCGGCAACCTGGGATAAGAATGTTATCGTACACCCATGCCAACTTCTTGTTCTGCTTGATCTTAACAAACTTCTCATAAATTATTGAGGTACATACTGCATCCATTGCAGCATAAGTTTTCATTACATCAAAAGGAATAGATCCCCACTGAAACTCTGCTTTTAATATGCCCCGCTCTTTTCTATACTGATCAATCCAGTCATACATGGGCTTCTCATAATCTCCATAAGGACTATACTTTAGCGATAGTTGTTTCAATCCATGTGTGCCAGGGTTCTCATCAATCAAGTAATGAAGCAGCATAGTATCTTCAAAACTTGGAAATTCTATACCAAAGTGATATTCAAAAAATGCAATATCGAACTTTGCGTTATGAAATACTACTGTCTTTTTACGGCATAGCTCTGCCAATAGTTGTTCAACTCTGTCATCAAAACATTCAGTATCAATATAAGCCCCAGTAGCCCCGTCATAGCAAAGGCTAATACCCAGCATATGACCGTCCCGAGGGTAGAGTCCAGTAGTTTCTGAGTCCAGTGCGATAAAGGTACTGGGGTGTTTGATAGCTTTCTTGAGAAATGCAATAGCTTCCTCTGTATCCTGAATACCAAAGGCGATAGAATCATCTATAATGACCTCTTCTATTTCTCCTCGAATATATGCAATGATGTTTTCTTTTGAAGATTCCCAAGTACTGCGGGCTTCTGGTTTGAAAGCAAGCATTGATGGATTGATTACAGGCAGAAACTTTTCTTCTACCTTCTTTCCAGAATATTCTGTTACGGAATTAATTTTAGTAAAGTACTTTAGTGCGTCTGATCCTACTAGAATGACCCAATCATATAAGTCTGTATCAATATCAATGTCACAGTCTCGCTTGAGTACTTTTTTAATACTTGGATCTGAACAAAGCTGAAACTGGTCAAAATCAAAAGCACTATCAAATTCTTGTTTGAAATTCGTTCTACTTGGTTTGGTTTCTATTAGAGCAACCTTTGAGCTCGTCATACTATACTCCTTTATAGAGTTTACTTTTTAACTTCTCCACTTGATTCTCGGTAAGAGCACCAGGGTCTATATCTGCTATATTAATATTTCGTGTTAGCAGGTCTACGTTCTTACACATCTCTTGAACTTTTATTGCGGCTGCTTGGCCTGCTTCATCTCCATCAAAAAATACGATGGCTTCTTCTATACCCTGGAGCCGAAGAATTGATAATTTTTCCTCATTGATATTGCGAGTACCAAAACAACAAACCGCATTGGTAAGTCCTTTGTCATGTAAATTAAGCATATCATAGATTCCTTCTACAAGAATAACACTAGCTTGTATAGAATCTATCTTTGCCGGAAAGAGAGGCATTCGTGCCCCAGGCGGGCTAATTAGATACTTTGGAGTACCTCCTGTCATATGTCGTGCATTAAAAGCAACTATCCGCCCAGACATATCACGAATAGGAAATACAACTCTGCCTATAAAACTTTCATGTTCTTGGAAAGCTTCAAACTTACGATAGGTTTCTGGTTTAATATTTCTCCAATTACCTACATAAGGTAATGCACTTCGGGGAAAAGGCAAGCCCACACTTTCAGCTCTCTTTTCACGAATTTTTTTCTTAAGTAGTTCTCTGCGTAAGTGTAGAAAACTTGCCTTTTCTCCAAAATGCACAAAAAGATTTCCCTTGTAACCACAAGAGAAACAATGAAATATACCTGTAATCTGGTCAACCCGCATACTTGGGTTACTATCATCGTGCTCAGGACTTAGGCACGATACTACATAATCCTTACCTTTCGGTATAAACGGAACCTGTTTAGATTGTAATAACTCTTCTACGTTCATTAACAGTCCGGATCAAAAGAAGCCCACTCATCCATTTCGGTAGGCTCATCATAGTCGTCATCTATACTACAGAACCAAGGCCCGCTGTCGGGCTCAGAATACCACCAGTCCTCTTCTAAAGCGTTAGGGCATCGTACAGGATTACCATTACTATACCCATCCCCCTCAAGAGTTTCTCCACAGTTCGGGCACGTATCTCTAGTATTCCAATGTTCCATAAGTGCGTCGTGCATTATCTTCTCATCCTCGCTAAATCTTTCATTTCTTCTTCGTTGATAATTGGTATCGCATTGGATTTATGCATGGTTCCGATACCTTTAACAAGGGTTCCCGTGTAACGTGGCGGTTCCACTCGAGCGGCAACTCCAGCTGTACCGGAGTCGCTTGGATACTTTGGGGTGGGTCGTCTGTAAGACTGCGTAGTGTTTGTGGAAAGTACGCGCTTAGCTGTCTTAGCTCGTCTTTGAACTTTCTTCTTAACTCTACCAGATGTGGTGTGTCTAAGTGAGCCATATATCATCCCCATACGTAAAAAACTCCTGCCAATAGAAGATATATTATATCAAAAATCAGCAGGAGTGTCAAGAAATATTTTTAGATGTCGTTTATTTCTTCGCCAGTTTTATGTTCTTCTTGTTCTCTTTCATCTGGTGTAAGAGCTGTATCTGGCCCAATCTTTAGGCTTTCCCAGTTCATTGTAGAAGTAAATGTTCCCATTTTACCACTTCTCATTTTAGTACAATTAAAGGACATAACTGCATCTTCAGTTTTCCACGTATCAATCGTGAAAGCTGCATCTGCCGCATCAAGAATACCTTTAGCAAAGCGAGCTTCACCTGTTGCATCAATTTGATACGGACTGTAAACTGGAACTTCATATTCCTGGGCCATAGACTTTAATGCTTTACTTACCTCTATCTGCTCAGTCCAGTCATACTGTCCTGCGCGAGATGGTAGGTTGGAACGTTTTACTTGGTTGATGTAGTCTACAATAACTACTCCAACATCCATTGCACTTTTTACTTTTTTATCCAACTCAGCACGAATCTTTGAAATTGTAAGAGAAGCATCATAAACTACGTCTAACTGTTGAGTCGGGAGAAGCTCACAGTTAGTCTTGAGTTCGTAATGTAGTCTCTCAAAGTCACGATGATCGTGATACTCTTTCAGTTTTTCATCTGCATCGACGAAACGATTCGTCCACCAAGCTGCTACAGTTTCCCACTCCTTAACACTGAGCGTTCGCTTACGAAGTTTATCGTGAGCAATACCTGTGGCAATGGCACAACATCTTTGTAAAATCTCACGGCTATCCATCTCAATGGTGAAATAGATTGCCGACTTTCCACTTTCAAATACACTATTAGCTATATTACAGCATGTAATGGATTTTCCTGACCCGCGTCGACCCCCGACAAGAATCAAGTCTCGGGGAGAAAACTTGAACTCCTCATCAAAGGCGGTGTTAAGGCCTAAGGGCAAGTACTTATCCAATTCCTCATCTGGCGGGAACAGGGAAATACGTTGCATACTTTCCTGCGGCTGTTCTAGTTCTACTTTTTCTTCGATGTCTAGAACAATCTGGTGCAGATGGGATACTGACTCTTCTGCATCTTCAAAAGAAATAGAGGAGTCAATATATTTTTCAAGAGAGTACAGAATCTCTTTTTGAGTATACTCATTCTTGAGATACTGAAGCAATATCGAAGGGTCTGCCTCAATATCAAGTGCTTCAATGGCGAGAAGTTTATCCCGCGAAGCTGTGTCTCGGATTTCAAACTTAAGATCCTCAAACGTGGGAACTTTATGAAATTTCTGAGAATGTCCATCAATTATAGAAAAGAGGGTATGGTACTCAGTAGGAAGATAATGCTTGCGCAAGTAACTCCAGGTATCAGCATCCTGGAGCATAATAATCTGTTTGATTAATGCGCTAGATATATTCACTTATTCCCCGAAACATAAAAATGCAACCGCAGTAAATACCACGGTTGCGGAAAAGAAAAACTACTTAGGAAGCGGCCTTTTCTTTTCGAGCTGCACCGTCATAGTCAGAAGCTGACAAGCCACGACGAGTGAGCATAGTCTTGACACCGCGAGCAGTCTTGCCGATTGCTTCTGCGATCTCTTCAACGGTCATTCCTGACACATCACCGAGGTCAGCCAAAGGATCTTCTTTAGCTCCGCCCTTAGTGTGCTCTTGACGAGGAATAGCGTCAATTTCACCTGATCGAAGAAGGCTAAGAGCCTTACCACGAACAGAGTTTACAGAGCGATCAAGAGCGTCTGCAATAGCTTCAACGAACGCACCATCATTTACCATATTGATAAAAGTTACTTCCTCGTCGGGAGAGTAAGTACGAACAGTCTCAACCTTAGGAGCAGGTTTTACATGATCGGTCAATTCCATAGACAAAATCTTGCCTTGGATAGACTTGGCAGAGAAAGCTCCACCTTCAAAGTTTTCAGCGATTTGAGCATAAGTATACTCACCGCTGTTATCTTGCACAAAAGTTGCAAGAGTTGCTTCTTGATCTGCACTGAAAGCGCGGTTAGATCGTGAAGAAGCGAGCTCTACTTCGTAGCCCATCTTTCGCAGCTTGCTAGAGATAGAACGAGTAGAAGTCTCAAGCTCTTCTGCTGCATCAGCAACAGTATCTTGAGACACGGGGCTTTCAGACCCCACAAAAGCTGTCAGTTGAGCAGTGCGCTCATCCGTCCACTTGGGAAGTGCCATATTTTTTCTCCAAATAGGATTGTAAATCCGTGATTATTTCAATGCCAGAATCTCTGGCCTGTTTAGTTTTAGCGGATTCAATGCCGCTCTCATTAACGAGAATTGTTACATCTTTAGTTAAACTAGACTTTACTACATAGCCAAGATTAACGAGTGCTGTGCCTGCTTGAGCCTTAGTCTTAAAACTCTTAAGCTTTCCGGTTATACAGACAACGCCTCTATCCATAGGGACTGGCAGTACGCCAGGAGGTGTAAACTTCATATCGAAGGGAAGGCATCCATCATAGAAACCATACCAGTCTTTTTTTAACCAAGTACATAAACTCTCGGTTGCTTTTGGGCCTAATCCGGCACGCTCACAAGTGTCTGCATTTATTTCATGTAAGTAAGTAAGAGTCTCAGACAGCTTCTTCGTTGCCGTTTTTCCGATTAAATGTATACCAAAAGCAGGTAACACTAAATCAAGAGGAGCTGAAGCAGAGTTATCAATCTCATTGTACAATTTTGTACCGAGCTTTTCACCCAACTTCTCACAAAGTATTTCTTTGTCGCACATATAGACTTCATCAAAGTCTGTAATATTCAGCTTCTCTATTGTTGCGGGGCCAAGCCCCTTAATCTTCAGAGTCTTTGCAAAATGCTCGAGTTTCTTTTGAGCCTGTGCCGAACAGTCTCCACCTTTACAGTAGAACAAATCATTGACAACAGTAAGCTCAGTACCACAGGAAGGACATTCCGTTGGTGGCACGATTTCTCTTAGCATTTAAACTTCTCCGAAAATGTAGAATATATTATACGAAAAACTGAGGTAAAAGTCAAGAACTATTTTTTGGGATGTCTGCTCTCCGAACGATTCTCGGAATGATGTCCCCACTACGTATTACCTCTACAGTACAACCAATTTCTAGTTCCAGGGAGCGAATGTACTCGATATTGTGTAGAGTTGCCCTGCCCACAATGGCTCCTTCTACTTCGACTGGATCAAGTATAGCAACTGGACTGACTACGCCCGATTTACCTACTTGCCACACAACATCGAGTAATTCTGTATGTACACCCGCCTTCTGCTCTTTGAGCGCAAAAGCGCCGCGAGGGTGGTGGGCTGTATGTCCCATTTTTTGAAAGGCTCTCTGAGAGCGCAGGCGGTATACTAAACCATCCGTAGGATAATTAGTAGCGTCGAAGTCTGTCACTACATTGAAACCTTCATGGGCCAATGCATGCATTGCTGCTTTATAGTCTGAGTAGTCTTTTTCAAACTGGAGGTCGTAAGCGACAAAGACCAAGTTTTGAGAGCGATCTCGAAACTCTTTAATGTCTTTGACGTTTAACAACCCCGCTGCAGCATTGCGAGCATTGGTGACGGACGAGGGTAAAACTACTTCACCAGTAATCTGCACATTACCCTTCATAGGAATAGTGGCAGGTACTAGCTCTTCTAGTTTTAAAGTAATATCTCGGCCTAAGTTACCGTCCCCTCGTGTCAATCCAAGTGCAAAGTGTCCATTTACATACAGTAAAGACACTGCGGCCCCGTCCAACTTTGGAGTACAAACATACTCTGTAGTATCGGGGGCGTCGTTAAGTTCAAAGTATTTTTGTAAAGAATACATTTTATACAAATGAAGCACACCGTCTGTGACGGTATGGCCCAGTGCTTTATGATTCCACTTTGCTACAAGCGCATCATACTCTTCGTCCGAGATTATCGGGTAGCCCGAGAAGTATGCGGCTTCGCATTTTTCAAAAAAATCTTTCATAATTTCTCCCACTCAGACCATATATTATACAGAAAGAAGAAAGAAAAGTCAAGAACTATTTTATGTATAGGTTTCGAACAATGTCAGAAAAGTGTTCTTCTAGAATATCTTTACTTTCTGCCAATGATAAAATTTCTGTGAGTCCTATGAAAAGCTCCCTGGAATTTTTAAAATCAATTGGCATAGCTACTCCATCAGAGGAGGGCTTCCATTCTTCTTCAAAATCGAGATAATACTTTCTTAGATGTAGGTATTCTACCCCACGAAAAGAATTTACACTTAACCGTATTTGAACTTCATGTTCTTGATTATAGTGGATTACTCGCTCATACATTGGAGGGGCTTCGTGCAGATTCATCTTCGAGTACCGTTCTGTAAAACCGAAGACAGCCCAAGAACACTGGTTACATTCTCTGGTTTTAGTAGACGATAAGAATCAGTATCCCAACAGAATAACAATAAAGTCTCTGGGGATTCTTTTGCCCTATTCTTTTTCTTTTGAATATATGGTGTGGAGAAATCCAGGGTACATACATTATATTTTAACTTACCTGAGTTCTCACTTCGATAAGTAATTATTGCATCACCATACTCATTTACAAGGTCTGCTAATTCCTCTTTTTTCACAAATACTCCTTAGGTAGCAGGTCAGTAAAATTTTTTACTTTGCCGAACTCTAAGGTTGTTTCTGTGGCTAGCAAAAAACCACTCTCCAAAAAGAGAGTGGTTTAACTAAAGTTTTTTAGTTTGAGTTTACGTTAGCAATAATAGTGGTAAAGTATTGAGCTGCTTTTCCCGTCAACTTTGAAATTACATCCTCATCAACTTCTTGACCAGCATCTGTGATAGCCGCAACTAATGATTCTTGTGCGGCAGCCTTTGATACGCGGCCCCCACCACTACCACCACTCGTGCCAGCTTTGCTGCCACCAGAAGCGGGGGTCTTCTTTACATAAACTCCAGCTTTGGTAAGAATCATACGAACACCATTTGGTGACTCTTCAAGCTCCTCTGCGATTGCTTTTACAATCTCCATGGAGGTCTCGGGAGTAGGGTCTTGCTCTTCGTACATAGATACTGCTTGTGCTTTTTTATCGTCGTCCCACGCCATTCTGCGCTTCCTCTTTTTGTTTCGTGAACCTGGGCAACCACCCAGAACTTGTAGTTGTTGTAAATAAAATCGGTCAGACATTTCTTTCCTCATTTTCAAGACTATATTATAGTACAAAAATAACAAGAATGTCAAGAACTATTTTTAAATACGTGATAGATCAACCCCATATTCTTCCAAATGATTAAGTTTCCCCAGATCATATGCAAGCTCTGTTGCGGTAAATCCTGCACCTTGTGCAGTAGTCCAACGCTCACTATAATCTTCGTCCATTTTTTGAATTACCCAGACATTGAAAGCTTTGCACCCATACTTCTTTTCATAGTTTACATCAGACATTCCAGCTTTCTCAGCTTGATAATCTACTGAGAGTTCTTGTTTTATAATACAAGGGCCGTGATAACGAGCCGACCAAGCTATCTCTCCAGTAGCAAAATCTTCAGCAATGCACTCATCCGGGAGATAGTCACATTTTCCTTCTCCTTTTTGTGGGACTCCAGTTCGCTCAATGATGGACTTAACAAATCCAGATGACCTGTATAACCCCGCTGCGATTTCTGAGATAGAGTCGCCGGATAAGAATCGAGTAACCGCATCTGCCACTTCATCTTTTGTGGCTGCCTTCCCTTTATTCTGGCTTTTTCTTTTTGAACGATACGCCTGCGTCTCTTCGAAGTCATCAATTATTCTCTGAAGCCTGGTTGTATTGTATGCTATATTCAGGATACCACAGGCTTCCTTCTTTGTTATAGGACTGTTGCCACTCAGAAGACCGATCACTTTCTGTATATTCGTATCGGACAAGTTCTCGGACTCTTTTTTCTTGATTCTTCTCAATTTTTGCTATCTCCCTATTTAGATACCATACTGCTTTGCTTAAATCATGTACAGGATCGTGAGTTTTTATTCCTGCTCTCCAAATATACTTTACAGCATTTCCGAGACAAAAACTCATATGCTCTGTAATCTGTATACACTCTACCCCGCTGGGATGTGCTTTATAGTGAGGAGGATGATATACATTAAATAGTTTACTTTTAAACTTGCCTGACATTGATTACTCCTCCGATTTTATCTGTGGTTGACGAGCATCTATGTAGTACTGAGCTTTTGCTCTACTAGTAAGTCGCGCTACGTCCTGTATTTTTCCGTCGGGTCTTTTTTCTACTACTCTGTACTCTCTTTCGTTTTGAGCATAAAATACTTCTACAATTTTAAAAATACTCATCCCTCCTTTTCCAGGTTCCACACACCTCTCCTGTTCTGTACTGGGGTAGGCTGAACTCGCTGTACCCATAAATGCCCATTCTTTTCTGCATCTTGAAAGGTAAGAGCAGTGATAAAAAAAGCACTAATTACTAATAGGTGTCCACCGACACTTCCAAGGCCAAAATAAATACTATATCCAGTCCAAAGCGTAAATACAACTGTCCACATGACCGATAGATAAAACATCAGTATGTACTGTGTAAACGCATTTGGTATAAATCTTAAAGGGTTCATTTTAAGACTAAAAAAGAAATTGTAGGTGTCATACACCCAAAAGCCTAGTTTTTTCATTCTTCGTCTGGTTCTCCATACATTTCAGCAATTAATCTTGCTTGCTCTTCGATTTCTTCTTGTTGCTTTTCTAACTCTAAATACTGATCGTCCACTTTTGATAGACCAGAGCGAGAAGCTACAAGTTTAAGGTGGTTGTAACTTTTTTTATTTTTCATTTATTTTCTCGTGATCCTTGCCTCGTAATCTGCGAGAGAATCATCCCACCATGAGGGGGCAGGTCTCCCAGTCCAACTGGCAAAAGTAGCCTTATCGAGATGATAGTAGTCACGATAAGACTGTATAGGATTGTCATAGTCTTTGAGCACGTCTGGCATTGCCAATCCGAAAGTGGTAAATCCAAGTCTTTCCATTTTGACAATGTCGGGCAGTTTGTTGATAACTGTGACTGATTTGTGCTGTTTGCCATATCGATAGCGATACTCCTCTCCGAGCGCATTGCCATAGCAGTGTGTCCACTCATAGTTATCCAAAGAACTACGTGCCCAGATAGTACAAGGGTGATTGTACATCATAGGCAGGTAAGGAGTGAGTGGTCTGCTTTCAGGCGGTAAGTGTTTAATCTCCTTCTTCAAGGAGTTAAGATAATCTGACTCTGATTTATTCAAAGCCCGGGGTACAAAACCCAAATGCACATCTACCCAAACTGCTGTACAGCATATCTGGGCAACTTCCAATGGCATTTTTACAATATGTTTGTCGACATGATACTCGGCACACTTGTCCAAGTTCTCGTCAAGATAAAAAAGATTCATACTACTTTTCTTCTGTTACAAATTCTGCTAAACGTTGTGCTACTCGTACAATATCTTCTCTACTCATAGCACCCTTTAGGGTATTACACCCATGACATATAGAATTAACATTAGAATCGATGTACCCTACTTCATTATCAAGTCTATCTATACTAAAAGAAGCAGGAATAGGTGTTCTCTTTTTGCGTGGAAAATCTTCCCAAGGCATTCTCATTCTAATACCACAAACTGGGCAGTGTTTCTGTTCAAGCAATTCTTCTTCTTTTGCAGGAGAGATATTCCATTCAAGATTTCTGGTTTTAGCAGCTGTCATTGATTTTGTAAATACATCATTTGCTTGTTTTTTATTAAACTGTTCTGCTGTCGTCCAGTACTCTTTGCAATAGCCAAGATGGTCTTGATTCACCTCTCTCAGCTTGTAGTGCATAAAAACTTTACCTGTTTCTGCACATACTTCTCCTTTTACAAAAAAGTTTCCAGTTTTAGGATTTATTCTCTTTTGTAAAGTAGTATTCTCAGGAATTTCTGCATCCCCAAGTACAAAGTCATCATAAACTTGCTGCCAAGTTTTGCATCCTAAGTGTCGTTTTAATACTTCCCCAGATATTCCTATTGTACGTGTTGTTTCGGGACTCTTAACGTAAAATCTATCAGGTAAATGTTGATACATTACTTCAAGAGCATGTTCAATGGTGGATTGTTGAGTTTGGGCACCGTTTGCCATGGTCTTGTCTCCAGTTAGTGAATTTGTGCTGTGAATTTTTTGAAAACTCCCAGCCACAAAATCTATTATACACTAACTAGTAATGAATGTCAAGAGATATTTTCAAGTCGTGTCATTAATCTTTCTGCTCGATTTGTAACTTGCTTATACCATAAGGAGTCCCGGCCCTCTGCCGCAGCCTCTTTCCACTTTCCTTGAGATAGCATATTCTGCATATTTTTAAATCTTGCTAAACGTGGGCCACCAAGATTAAACGCCATGTTTACTAGAATTAATTGAACCTCTTCTGGCCAATTGTGCCACTGTCCGTAAAGTCGTTCGCAGTCCTTAATGGCACACTCAATGTCTCTATCGAAGAGCTCTCTTGAGCGTTCTGCCGTAATGGGAGTACCGGTTGCTTCTCCAAACTCTTCATCTTTTTCTGTGACCAGGTGTCCGATACCAATAGTAGGGTATCCCAAATGATCCTTATAAATTTCCAGAATTTCTCCTTCATCTGCTTTAATTTCCTCATACAATCTTTGACGATTCATATTTTTTTCCTTTCAACCACTTTATATAGGACATTGGATTTTTTGTTCTATTTTGGTACTTTTTGTACAATTCTTTACTTTCTTTACTCTTTGTCATAGTTCTACACCATTCATCAGAGTTTTCTTGCCACTGTTTGGTGTTAGGCCCCATGTTTAGTTCTATAGTCCGTGATGGCTGCTTTGATAGCATCTTCCGCTAATACGCTACAATGTATTTTTACTGGCGGAAGTGATAATTCTTGAGCAATTTGGACATTGCTGATCTTTCCCGCTTCGTCAAGGGACTTTCCTCTAACCCATTCTGTGAGTAGTGATGAAGAAGCAATAGCACTGCCGCATCCGTAAGTTTTGAATTTAGCATCTTCAATAATTCCGTCGGTCGATACTCGGATTTGAAGTTGCATGACGTCTCCACATGCTGGAGCACCTGTGAGGCCCGTTCCGACATCTTCATCATTTTTGTCAAGTTTTCCGACATTCCGGGGATTTTCATAATGATCTAATACCTTTTCTGAGTACATATTTCTTCACTCGCTCTATCCTTCCATACATTTGGTAGAAGTCCGTGCACAAGAAGTATAAAAGCTACTCTCCAGGCGCCTACTAAATGTTGAAAATATGTTTTATTTATTTCGTTTAGATGATTGTCTATCGCCATACCACATTCCTCCTGCTATTAGCAACCCCGCTACGATTGAGAATAATATTACTGTATCTTCTGGTGTCAAAATTCGCCCCCTACTGCTTTTTGAGATATTACAAAAGTAAAGCCCCCTGCTATCATAGGCAGCATCATTATACAAAATATTCCTACTAACTCCATTACCATACCTCGCATTTTTGAAGATGAGACGCGCTCTCATGAATAATATCACACTTTCTTTCTTGAGGGCTGCAAGTAGTCATTGATACTAAAATCACTATAAAGGCTAAGCATACCATTACTTGTTCGACAGGAAATTTCATTAAGCTCTCGGAAAGTGCCCGAAAGTCTCCCTTCGGGCGAGTAGGTTAAAGTAGTGGTGCTAGAGACATTGTTATTACTGTTGCTGCCCATAAACAGAGCAAGCACTCTCCACAACACTCAACTTTTAAATAGTCCATATATATCCTTATGAAATTGTAACCTTTATTGGTTGCAGTTCATTAGGGATTTCTTCATGTAAATCAATACATAACAGTCCACGTTCCATGTAAGCTTTGTCTAGCTTTACGTGCTCGCTTACGCCGAATGTGCGTGAGAAGCACTTACCACTTAAGCCTTTGTAGACATAAGTTTCGTTACTAGATTCTGTTTGCTTTACAGTGCCCGATACTGTCAACAAGCCTTTATGAAGGCTAATCTCAAGATCATCTTTATTCCAGCCAGGTACAGCTAATTCGACTCTATGGCCGGACTCGCCTACACGTAGAATATTGAATCGAGGATACCCGCCATCGAGTGTGGGGGCAAAAACACTGGTATCATGAAACATTCGGTCAAAACCTAACATAAATTTATGCAGGTCTGCCACTGCTAGTTTAGCATTAGTCATAAAGTTCTCCTTTTATGAATTGCGTCCTTTCGGTACGCTTGGGCTCTTTCGATGCCCGGGTTAGAAAGGGGCCGTAGCCCCGGGGGTTAAGAGGAGCAAACTCCTCCGTCTTCTGAGTCATTAAAGCCGTCGTCACCACATCCGTACTTACCGTCGCTGTCGGTGTCACAAAAACGTTGCCACGTAATCATGTCAAAGGTTAAACCTTCGCTCCAAGGAACATAGGCTTTGCACCATTCATGAGACCCAGGTTGAAAAGGATCCTGTGGTTCTGGTACGTAGTCACGTTTAGTCCAAGGCTTTTGTACACGAAAGAACGTGTCCTTGTTTTTCATTAATTGTCTTTTAAACAGCGCACTGCGCGTATTACTAATGTATATTTCTTGCCCGTCCGTGAGCGTATATGTCGATCCGTCATCATAGTTAATAACGGTCTCTCCAGCAACTCCGGCTGAAAAGCCGAGAAGTACCAATCCCGCCAATAGTTTTTTCATTCATCCTCCACTTCGATATAGCCTTGGTCAATAAGATATTGAACCGCTCCTTCTATACCCTGTTGTTTGCCAAGATGCCAACTGTGCAACCCGCATCCGCAAAGGCATAGTATAAAAATTATTAAATCAATAGACAAACTTACCACTCCGTTTGAAACTTAGTTTAATGGTTAAACTTTTCACACGAGACTATTGTATCAAAAATCAGCATCAAAGTCAAGAAAAATTTTTTGGTGTGTGGCAAACAACGTTAAAAATAGTACTTGACTTTCAAACTTGCATCCCTTATAATATACAGTATGAAAAAGTATGAAAAGCAACCTTGGACAACCGATGAGCGTCATGCTCTTCGTGACTTCTATTACGTACTAAGTATGCAACAACTGTTAGATGTGCTACCTGGGCGAAGTCCGAATGCGATTCGTAAACAAGTTGCGTACTTAAAAAAGAGAGGCTGGTATTTCAAGAAAGAAGAAATGCAAATAGGCTCAGGCTACCTATAAGAATATATGAGAGTTAAAGTAAGAAACAACAATGTAGAACGAGCGATTCGTGTATTTAAAAAGAAATCAAATGAGATTATATTTGAATATCGAAATCGAGAGTATTATGAAAAACCTTCTACAGTGCGGCATAAAGGAAAACAAGCTGCAAAGAAGAGGGAACAAAAGAGGCGAAAAGATAATGAGCTCAAACGGGACAAATTTTGAATTAGTAGGCGACTTCATGGAAGCCTTTGGCCAGGATGTTCTTGTAGAACCGACTTGGCCTGACCGGGCTGTGAGAGAACTGCGGGTAGATTTAATACAAGAAGAAGTAGATGAGCTGGTTGAAGCTATCACAAATAAAGACATGGTGGAAATTGCAGATGCTCTCACCGACATATTATATGTTGTCTACGGTGCTGGTCATACATTTGGTATTGACCTTGATGAGTGTTTTACTGAGGTACATGCTTCTAATATGAGTAAGCTCGGTGAAGATGGTACACCAATTAAAGCTGAGAATGGAAAGGTAATGAAAGGGCCAGGATTCTTTGCCCCAGATTTAGAGAGTATTCTAAACCAGTGAGAGATCTTTGGAAGTTCTTTGGCTCTACCTCGTGCTGGAAGGAGGAACAGGAATCTACAACCATCGTAATCAAGTTGTCTCCACTGGAGTTTGCGTGTATAAAAATTATCACGATCGCAGGGATGACACTCGGTATACTTTCTACACTCCTCTACTTGCGAAATGCCCTCCATTTGTACGTCATATAAAAAAAGCCCTATAAGCGGGCTTTTATAAATATATCTTCTATATGTTCTATGTCTACCTCTAATGGAGCATCCACCTCTAACACTTTCACTCTCGGAGTAAGACCTCCCTCTGATTTGGGAAGGCATCGTGCAGCTACTCCTGCTTTGTGTGCGGTAGAGTATGCACCTTCTATACTCGCAAGTGTAGCCATATAGTTTTCAAGAGTTAGTAGGAAGATTTTCACGCTTTTTCTCCTGTTTTTTTAATTTTTCCACTGTTGCAGTTGCTACACTTTCGGATGCTCCGTGATACATCAATGCTCCACGAAGGTCAAAAACTTTGAAAATGTACTGTCCAGGCCTTACGACTTCTCGTACGATGTGAGTCATGCTGAAATACCGTAGATAGCGAACTTGAACTCAGCACTCTTTCCAAAGGTGGAGGCAGCTTTTACTCGCTCCGCTCTTTCAAGAAGAGGTGAGTTGGGCTTACGCTTTGCTCGATAAGAACCGTGAGATACTACTTTCTTGCCAGAAAATCGCCCTTTTCTAAACTTGCGAGTAAGAACGGGGTCGTAGATCATTTGCTTTGCCATCTTTAATTTCTCCTAAGGTAACGTAATAATATGCTTTGTAGTCACGCTGATTTAAACTTTGTGCTTCTCGTAAGGCATCGTAGTAGTCTAGCCAAGTGTTCAGCCAGTAAATTTCTAGCCCACTTTTGAACCACACGATGTAGTACTTACGCATTTTAAGTCTCCATTTTCTTATATTATAGCAAACAAAAAACGAAATGTCAAGAAGTTTTTTACCATATCCCCTCTTCTAGTTTAAAACTTTTTTACGTTTCCTGGAGTACGTTCAACCCAGGAAATCAATGACACCATAGAAAAATAGTACTTGTGTTATGCCATAATGTGTGGTAAAATATATACTAATTGTTAAACAATACGGTCAATCGAGATTCTACTAAACTCTAAGATAGATACTGTGCATAAAGTTATTTGTGCGATAAGCACTCTCGAAGCGTAAGCGAGAGAGAGTGCGTACCCACTAATTAGCTTGTTGTTGCATTGAATCTATCGATAATCCCATTCTTACTTTGCTTCTGTCAAAGTAAACTTCGACCAATCGTTAATGACCCCGTTAATCAAATAACTCATTAACGATCCCGCCACAACCCCTCCACACTTAAGTCAAATTTCGTTTTTTGTTCACACGCTCAACTTACGCCAATTCGCGATCATCGTACAAGGTACTGGACTAAAGTTTTTTATTACTTTGGGGAAATTTTGTGCTAGAAGCGTCTAATCTGGAAAGAGTATTAATGGTAGAGATACAAGTATAACCCAGACTAGTATTGATATTAAAAATTCTGCTAGAGAGCCTATCTTTGTAAACCAAGTAATTACTGTGAATACTGAGACATAAAGAAACCACAGGACAAACATAATATCTTTCATACTTTTTAACCCCGTTGAGACCCCTGACAAGGGTTATTCTGATAGTACTCTTTCGATTGCTTTGAGAGTTGCTTTTGGAGCTTTCTCGAGACCAGCCAAATTGTCAATTTCGATTCCAAGCGCATCAGCAATATTGGATACAATCTCGACTTTCGTAACGGGGTTCTCTCCGGTTTTGGTTCTGTAGACCTCTCTGCGATATACACCCTCCCGTGATAACTTGCCAATAATCGACTTAATACTCTTCGAAAATTCATCTGCTAGCTCCTCTACTGTATCCCTAGACGGGTTTGTCTTGTACTTCTCAATCATGTACTCTGTTTGGTCTTTTGTATAGTTCATTTAATCCTCTTCGGGTGTAAAAATAATGTGAAAATCCTGATCTGGTTCCCAAACCAACTTAAAACTTCCGTCATCCTGGCAGTCTACTCTTACATTTTTTGAGTACTCCAGGAACTCTACTGGGATATTTTCGGCTCCCATAACCTCGCCAAGGTCGCAGAGGACTGAGTCGTATGCTTTTTCTACTTTCTCACACTCAGTTTCCATCACTTGCATACTGTTCCAACCGTCCTCGATATGCTTATAAACGTCACGCAGAGCTTCTTGCAGGTTATTAAGCCTGTTCATAATTACAGAAGTCTCAGCATCTTGTGGATACTTCTTTCTACTTCGAAAATCAATAATGTCACCCATACTTAGTACCTCCAATTGTCAGCATAGAATTTTCTCCTTAGATTTCAGACTCATGTATTATCTCAAATTTCAACAAGAATGTCAAGAAATATTTTTGAACACGCATAAAAAAATCCCCACATATTTCTATGCAGGGATTCCTCCGCCTTCCTTCCACAGTCAAGGTTTTCGACGCCTCTTTGCAATAATAGACTGTTGTCAGTAAGACTTCTATAGTTATAGTGATACGCACCGCCTTCCTCACGTACCTAAGAATGTATCGCGTTTACACTCTTACCGCATTTTTCTTTTTGATATCCCAGTGGTAGAAATCGCACCAAACCTTAACTGGATAGAAGCTATACGCCTTCTAAACGTACTGCCGACATTTGGACGCTTCGGAGTAGAGCGTGTGGACTAACTAGTGCGCCACGCACACTGAAATGGTACTTTTTAACGTGCTTTGCCATTCCGCATTAGCACTTGTTCCACTGACGATGCCTTTCAACCTGTACACGGCGGGGTCAACGAAGGTGGAACAAATGGGCTGAGGCTCCGGATAGGCCGAGTTAACTTTTACCGGGATCTTTACTGTCTTATCGCAGGTGGGTAGCACACCTTGGCGTCCATGACTTCCTCAAAACTTGGTCTATTTCCGACTTTTCAAAAGATATTATACTTGAAGTGACCACAAAAAGTCAAGAATTATTTTTTTGAACGTCAGATATTTTCTCAAAAATCTTGTGTCCAGTTTCTTCATCATTGTACTCAATCACTAAACCGTCAGCATTCATATGCAGAATCGGAGCGGGGTTGTTACTTGCTTCAATCATGTACGACTGTATTCGAAAACATACTGAATCAGCATTCTCTTTTAATTTAGCCATTAGGATACTCCGTCTCTCAGGCTTTGCTTTATTTCGTAGATTTGACTGCTCGTTAAATTCAGAACACACATGAGATACGAGTGTAACCCAGCATGGTCAGAACGCTCATAATATTCATAAATTATTTCGCGTTCAAAATTACCCAAACCTAGCCAGGCCTGGTCTTGCTTGTACCCAGACTTTTTGGCTTCTTTTTTACGATCAACCATGACGTTTGCACGATTGAACTTATGTGCGTTTTTAGCAACAAAATTATTTTTCATGGTAGTCTCCTTTTGAAAGCACACTTAGCAAATGCACTTACAAAAGAAAGGAGGCAGATGGGCTACCTCCTGGGGTACGACTCTCAGCTGAGAGCCGCAAAAAGTGCTTCGAGGTCTTGCTTGTTAGCCTTGACCAGAGAAGGCAGTTCAACACCGAGCTTGCTGTTGATCTCAGCAACCAAAGTCTCCTTCTTGACAACAGGAACACCTGTTTTGGTAACACGAGCCGGAGCTTGATAGATACCAAGCGTAGACAGCTTAGCGATGATAGAACGAGAAGTCTTGCCAAATTTTTGTGCAAGGGCGTCAACAGTAGCGCGCTCAGGGGCAGCTTCGTAGGTAGCAACGATGGTCTCAACCATTTCGTCAGTGTAGTTTACAACTTTGGTAGCTTCAGACATAAATTTTTCTCCCGAAAATGTTTGTTTTCCAACTTTTGAAAATATATTATAGAGTAGTTTTAGCATTTTGTCAACAATTTTTTTAGTTTTGGTAGTAATTTTCTGACATATTCCATGCAACCTGGCGAGCTTCTACTTCCCAAGGTGCATCCCAGTAGTCAGAGGTAGCGGTGTCTTGATAATCGCCGGTGTACCAGTTACCTAACCAGTATACTTTACTTTCTGCGTCTTGTAAATAGCCAAGAGCGTATTGAACAACGTGTTGCAGTTCGTGAAACAGAGTCTCAACGATGTCTTCTGGGTCTTGTGTTCCATCAATATGCACAACGTACTTGGTTTCAGCATCTGTGCAGGCTCCTGGGGCATTTGGTGTTCCCACTAGACGAATATCAATATGTACATCAAGTTTGTACAGATTCATCTCCCAAAAAGCGTGCTTAAACGCATTACGCACAAGCTGTCGTTTGTGCTTAGTCCATGTGCGTTTAGCTTTTGTTATGTACTTAACTTTAGCCATCCAGCTTCACCTTCTGACGCAACCAAGAGTACAGCTCTACTGCACCATCGTCGTATCCGTTGGGGTAGTCGTCCTCTGGAAGCATACACTGTATAGTATATAGAAAGGCATCCAGCTTAGGCATACCTTCCATACGCATACCCGCGTACAAGCTAAAGGCTTCGAATTGAATATCGTTCATGCATAGTCCTCCGATTTATGGTAACTATTATACTAAAGTTTGGGCAAGTTGTCAACACTTTTTTGCGAATTGGTCGCCAGGATAACGCAAACGAACTCCGGGGGGCCGCACACGACCTTCCCGTGTCAAGGTTTATTTTGTCTAATTGTAGCAAATTTTGTCGAATTATAGTACCATAAGTGCGCGTAAGTTGTCAATATGCAGGAAAACCCTAAATAGTACTTGACAACCCCGCCTGGGTTATGATATAATACCAGGGTTGGGCACGGGGTCTGGCAGAGACTAGCGCGTCGAATTATTTTGGGCAAATGTGCAAAAAGTACTTGACATCGTCGTCGTACTACTACTATAATCGGCGCAATTTTTAAGACCAGGGCAACTTAAAACAATTTGGGGCACACCCGCAAAAAAGACTTGACAAATCGCTTTCGAACTGGTACAATGGCGCAGGCACCACCAAAGAAAATCGTCGTCGCACTACTACTGGCGCCCCCGCGCCGAAATCCCTGATAAATCAAGGAGTTGGGCGAGGTGTTCCATGTGGAACATTAACGGTAGCCGTCGGGAAGCTCAGAAAGAAGCTCATCCGTTTTCCAGTTTACCCAAGCCTCGAACGCTTGGCCGTCCCAGTCCGCCTCGGCGAAAAAAGCGTAACCCGCTTCGCAGGCTTCTTCGTAGCAGGCTTCGGCGTTGGCTTCGTTTACGTAGTGTGACATTTTTCTATCCTTAAATGGGGCCAATCCCCTAGTTGATGTAAACATTTTAGCGCAAAAAATGCAGGGGTGTCAAGCCCTATTTGCAAAAAAGATTATTTTATTTCCTGGCCCAAATGAGAATGGTTCTCATCTAGCCCTAGCCCATATCGCCCATAATTACAAGGCCGGTGATGATGGCGATTTGCAGTATCACCATGACGACGGGGCAAACCGTGCGGATAATTTCCATTGTGAATTGGATTTTTTCCAGTTGGCTCATTTTTTCATCCTCCGAAAAAGTAGTAAAGCGCGCCACCCCAGATCGCTAGATCTGTGGTGACAGAATAAACCAAATAGGCCAGCGCAAGATATCTCACGCCGTCACCGCATAAGTGCGGGGCAGTGGGCAACCGTGTATGCCCTTGGCTCGCTTGTGAGCGACGACACCCTCGCCAATCTGCAAATTGGATTTGCGATAGGAATTAGTGAACCGCGCCATCGCAGTTTTGGCAGAGCAAAAGTAAAATTCGCTTTTGCCGCCAACGTCCAGCCAGCGCTTGTCATACAGCATGGCCTTGTCATCTTTGTTGCGAGCGTGGACAAATTGCTCGGCGGCTAAAACTTCCTCATTCTCGCCCAGCTTCATTCGCCAAACGCGAGCGTGAAGCTCTCCGCGATTGTAGCCAAATGCGTCCTCGACATCTCGCAAACACCATGTTACGCGCTCAATACCGCCATGCCCGCCGTTGGCGTATGCGTGGCAAGCGTAGCCATTTTTGAAAACACCAAATTCGAGCAATTCCCAAACGTAGTGCCATGCCATGCCAGAAATCGGGGTGATCTCTGGTGCTTTGTCGTAACTTCGTAAAATCATGCTGATAACCTTTCGTTGAGTAAAATAGAATCATACGCTTTTATGCCAATGCGATCAAGCATTTCAAGCACATTTTTGTTGTCGTCAAAAAAGACGGCTGTTGAGCAGAACCGCGCCCATGATACCGGAAATGTAGCGGCATAGTTGCGGATCATACGCTCTTTTAATTTCGCATCGGGTGAGCTGTCACCCAATCGACGCGAGAGGCAAGCGTCCCAACGCAACCCATTTGCGCGCAGATATTCGTAGTCATGCTCACCCATAACGCGAGCGGTACAGATCACGATAGTCGCGCCCTTGCGATCTACCTTGCGCCATTGTGCGGCGAGCGGTAGCAGAGTGTCTGCCATGATGTTAGCGCGAGTGTTGTTGTGAATCCACGCGGCGAGGTCAAGCGAGCCGTCCGGTCGTGTGATCTGTCGGTGTGACGAATCGATGACCGTATGGTCGAGGTCAAAAAAGTAGTGCATAGCTATATCCTATAATTCCAGCCAGATTTAATAGTACCAGATTCATTGCCCGAATGTCCAGCGCTTGTACCGTTAATAATACCAATCCAGCAATCGCGGCGACCTTGCCCGCGTCGGTGTCGATAATGAATGGAGCGCCTGCCATGCAGAGCGCCCCTATCCAGCCGATAACCGCTATCATCGAATTGATGACAGCAAGCCAGAGAGAGCGAGAGCGGTGGCTTTTTCCAAGCCAGCCAGCTCCGACGCATCAGCGTCGAGCGCCTTGGCAATAGCGGCAACATATTCCGCTTTGCTAGTGGCACGAGTGCCTTTCACCGAACGCTTGGCCGCCTTATAAGGCAAACCGAGCGAGCCGATCTTAGCGATCACGCTCCGCTTTGACTGACCAAGGTCAGCCGCGAGTTTACCGGCAATCTCACTGTTGAGAGTACCGAATTGAGTAGCGGCGTTTTGCAGTGCCACAACCTGCTTTTCTGAATAAGGCATAGAGCCTCCTTTTGTTGAGGTCGAGCGCCCATCGCTCCACCTTGAAATGAATTGTCTCATATTGACGCGCAGAAGTCCAGATATATTTTTGTGAAATATTACCATTTTCGCGCGCTTGGACGTTGATCCCAAATGCCCCACGCCACAGCAATTAGAGCGGGTGATGCCAGTCCGAGCATGATAAAAATTTGCAGTGTTGTCATAGCGTAGCGCCTCGATTTATTAAGTGCCTATTGTACCCCATCCTGGGCCATAATGCAAGAAATAAAAGTGGTAATATGTCACAAAAAATGCTTGCCCGCCAGGGGTCTTTGCTGTATGGGGGGGCGGTAATGAGACTCATTCTCATTTAGCGCGGCCGCGCTCCCCCACACGTACCACTTTGGAAAAAAAGCAAAAACGTTAAACGGTGTTTTCATAAAATTGTAACAATCTTGTGGTATAATATCTTCTGTGGTAAAAATTTACCCAAAGCAAAAGGAGAGCATTATGCGTTATTTATTTTTAGCAATGCTGTTGGTGCCTACTATTGTATTTGCACAATATGACAGAAATCAACTCCCCCAACTAAATCAAGAAATCCTAGAACAATCACAATTTGAATTTACTGCAACAGAAGTACCTGTAAGCAGTTTAATTCCTGTGCAGACTCAACGAGTTCAAAACTTAAAGAAGCAAGAGAAGAGATTAATCAAGGCACAAGAAAATACTTATAGGCCTTTGGTTATCGATCAGCAATATTATATTATTGATGGGCACCACAGATATGATGCATTAACTGAAATGGGCATTGTAAATGCAAGAGTACTTCTAGTAAATGCACCAATAGAAGAAGTTGTTGAAGAGTTTCAACAATACAGAGATAACACTCCAACGTACGACCCTACTGTTGAAGAAGTGCTTGTTGTAGGAACCAGAGCAACACTTATGAGAGCAGTAGACAAACAGATGATGGCTGATGGTATTATCAGTGTTGTAGACTCAGATGCATTAGGCAACTTTCCTGATACAACAGCCGCAGACGCCATTAGAAGATTAAGTGGTATAAGTGTAGAAAATGATCAGGGCGAAGGACGTTATGTTACAATTAGAGGATTAAGTTCAGACTTAAACAGTGTAGCAGTAAACGGTGCTAGTATGGTTGCACCTGAAAACGGACGTTCAGTAATAATGGACGGCATACCCACTGAACTTATGGACAGTATTACAGTTTCAAAAACTTTAACACCTGAAATGGATTCAGACAGCATTGGCGGCAGAATTGAATTTAATACCAAGAAGCCAACTGACTTAGATGAAATGTTGTTAAAAGTAAAAGTTAGCAGTAAGTTTGCGGAGTATACAGACTATGAACAAGCTCCTAACTTTAGCGTAACATATGGCGACAGTATTACAGACAACACTGCTCACATCATGGGACTAACTTACAGTTCAAAGAACATTGAAAGTTATAATAATGAAACTGGATTTGGCTGGGAAGATGGATACATGAATGATGACTTTGAGTTACGCTATTATGACTTAACCAGAGAGCGTTACGGATTTAGTTATGACATCAACACATTGTTAGAAAGTGGTGCTGTGGTATTTGCTAATATTTTGTACAACCAGTATGAAGAAGATGAGATTCGTTTTAAAAATGAATATGGCAAAATCAAAATGGCTGAGCCTTTTGAAAACAGTATGTTGTCCAGCAGAGTTAGACACGATGCAGAAACAAGACAGCGATATGAAACAAGAACTATAGGTGCTATGAACCTTGGTGCAGAATTTGATATGGCTGATTGGGCAGTAGACTCGCAACTAAGTTATAGTTGGGCTGAAGAAGATGACAGCGATAATGCTGACATTACATTTAGAAACTACGACAAAGACAGTGGTGCAGTATTTGATTGGAGCAATCCTGTTCATCCATTTGTTACACCTGTAGATGATACTTTGCGTAATTCAGAGAACTTAGAGTTTGATGCTTTTGAAATGTGGAGTAATGTCAGTAAAGATAGCGAAACTACATTTCAAATAAACGCAGACAACGGGTTATGGAAGGTAGGTTACAAGTACAGAGGCAGAACTAAGGATGTAGATGATTATATTATTGCGTATGAATGGGACGATATGACTATGGCAGACTTTGAATTTACAACTGCGCCTGGTTGGTTCTTTCCAAATCAAGTGTTTGGTAATCATATGACTGCACAGGAAACATATAACCTTAGAAGTCTAACTGACCAAATGACAGTAGATTTCAGCGATGACATCAGCAGAGATTTTATAACTGATGAAACAATTAATAGTGTTTATGCACAACGCACAGTTGAATTAGAAAAAACTACTATTATTGCAGGTGTACGTTATGAGCATACTGACTTTGAAAGTACAGCATACGACCAAGACGGCAATAAAACTTATGCAGAGAATGACTATGGCTTTGTTGCTCCTAGTGTAACTGTTAAGCATTGGCTCACAGACAATTGGCAAGTACGTGGTGCATTGTGGAGAGGTTTAAGCAGACCAGGATTCAAAGAAACTGCTCCTATCACAGATTATGATGTAGACACATCAGGTGATACAAGTGGTAGCATTGGTAATCCAAACCTAAAGCCATACGAAGCAGATAACTTTGATTTAAGTTTAGAATATTATGGAGAAGGTATGACTTACTTTGCAGTGGGTTACTTCCATAAGAGTATTGCTAATGCAATTTATCCAACATACCAACGCAATGGTGTGTTCAACGGCATATCGTTTAATGATGGTGTTGAAACATGGATCAATGCAGATGACAGCAGAATTAATGGCATAGAACTTAATGCACAATACGGATGGGAAAATGGATTGTATGTAGCAACTAACTTTACACTAACAGACAGTGAAAGCGCATTTAACTTTGAAGATGATGTATCATTTACAACTTCGTTCCGTAAGTTAGCCGATAAAGCTGCTAACGTTAACTTTGGCTACGACAAAGGTGCATGGGATATAAGAGTTGCTGGTAACTATAGAAGTGATTACTTAGATTGGTTAGCAGATGAAGATGGCGACATTGGGGAAGTAAGTGTTAACAATAGTAGATTTGTTGGTGACTTTATACAATGGGACCTAACAGTCAAATATGCTGTTAATGATAACTTCACTGTTAAAGCAGAGGCAGTGAACTTAAACAATAGACCAGAATATTACTACTGGGGAAACGAATCTCAATTAAGCCAGTACGATATGTATGGCAAAAACTACAGCATAGGATTTAACTATACGTTCTAATACAAGGGGTCGGCTACGGCCCCTTTTTTATTACTCCTAACTAAAAAAACATCTTGACATTCGAACTCCACCTCGGTATAATTTAATTTTTAAACTATAGAGGTAAAATTTAACTCAGGGACTTTTGTCAGGATTCTTGACTATGATG